GAATTGACAGCCTCCGAAGTGTCGTATGCGGTTATCTCCCTTACGATCTGCTTCTTGGCAAAGGCGAGAATGTCCTTGGGGAAGAAGCATACGTCCCCGACCTCCTGCAAGTCCCCGACAACCTGGGCTATCTCTTTCTGTGGGATAAAGCCGTCTCCCATCTTTTCAAGCAATGCCGACAGCGTAATGTCTTTATCCAGCGTCACCGAAGAAGGCGTCTCGCTATTCAGATTGTACCTTACGATAAACACGTCATGCGGACTCTTGCCGTAGATGTGGCTCTTAATCACATAGTCTGATGTTTTCATCTCTGTATCTGGTTTTGATTTTTACCTTTCTGCTGTTCTCAATATAGAAATACCGATAGAAGTCATGCGTGAGCATGGCCATGATGCGCTTCCTGATGCGCCACGAGTTTGTCTGCACAAGGAAGCCGAAGTAAGAGTTGAGGACGGTAGCCCAATGCTCTGCCCTCAGTAGCGTTATGCTGCCCGACTTGCACTCATGCAGGCACTCGTTCACCCTGTCTGTCATTCTGCCGATGGTCCTGTTGATGGTGTAACGCCTCCCGTGCTTGATAATCTGACCGAGGAACTTCACACCGTGTGAGACTGGCTGGAAGTATATCTTGTCACGGTGGCACTCCACCTTCAGCTCATCGTGAGTGAACTGCATAATCTCCCTTATCGCCTGCTTGAGGAAAAGCCTGTCATCGCAGATAATCACGAAATCGTCCACGCTTCGGGTATAGCTGTAGTTCTTTCCGTCGAACAGCTTTTCCACAAACTCATCAAGAAAGCTCATGTAATAGCCCGCGAACAGCTGGGTGGTGAGGTTACCGATAGGCTCGCCGATACCATCGCCGTTGTAGAACAGCGATTTGTCAGGGTTAATCTTCTTCCACATCTCGAATGGGGACTTGATATAGCAATCCTTCTCCGGAGAATGGAAGACGGTAATTTTGGTGAGATACAGGAGGTGCTCCTTATCGATTCCACCGTACTTCTCGTTTATCAGCTTCTCCAGCATGTCGAACATTTTCTGTTTGTCAATGTGCATGAAGAAACCTACAATGTCTCCCTTGTATATCCACGCCTGTCTCTGCATGTTTTGTGAGACACGCTCCATTCCCTCCTCTACCTGCCTGATTGCCGACGTGGTACCGAAGCCTTTCCTGCAAGCATGGCTTACATTTCCGAGCCTGATATTCCTCTCCTCAAAGAGAGGGTTTAGCCGCATGCAAATCCAGTGGTGGATAATCCTGTCCCTGAAGTTTGCGGCAAAGACTTCTCGCAGCTTCGGGAAAGTAACCATGAAACACGTAGACGTGGCTGGCTTGTAGGCAAAGGTATAGGCCTCCCACGCAAGTCTGCACACATCCACGGAAACGGACGGCATATATTCGAGAGCCTGTGGGGAACTGCGCTTACCCACAAGGCAATTCTCATAAGCTTCAAACATACCTTCCTGAAAGGTACGGAAATCTATAGACGCTGTGCAAGGACGCACATAGTTACTGTTGTACTTGTTGTTGTTGTTCAAGTTACCATTGCCAAAGTTCAATATCCAACTGTTATGCTGGCCGCTCTCGCTTAAAAAAGGCTTTGCATCATCGTAACTCACATGAGCTTTACCCATGTCAGTAAGCCTCCCATTTATAGAAATCCCACGCACTCTCATACCTCACCCTCCTTTCGTTGGGCGGCCTGACCCTGACGTGATACGGAATCTCTCCAACCTATAGCCTGTGCAAGAATACGAAGCGTCAGCTTCTTCATGTCCTTCACCTCACCCTTGGAGAAACCACACGGCGCTTTTGTCCCACCATCACCGAGGTGACCATCAGCCCTGCCCTTCTTGGAGGCAACACCGATAATCTGAAATGAGGAGAGCATGTTGTTCAGAACGTGAATGTTCGCTATTGCGACACTCAGGTAATAGGCACGCTCTTCACCACGGAACTCATTCGCCATAGCTATCGCCGTGGCTATCTCGTCCGCATGGTGGATTGCAGTGTCTATCGTTCTGACCATCTTGCCGGGCACGTGGTACATTCGCTTCATCAGCAGGAACAACAAATTCGATGAGTCGCGAAAGATAGGCAGCTGTGCAGTTGTCTTTACCACTTTCTTCTTGTTGTTGGAGGCACCTTTCAGAATGTCGTCCGTTATTTCATTCATTTTTCCCTATTTTATCCTGCCGTAATCAAAGCGGCAGGGATATTACTTTTTCCAAACCCTCTGAACGGTCGCCCCGAGACGGCGACCTTAAAAAAGGTTAAAGAATAAAGTTAAATGCTGTGCAAGGACGCACATAGCCACTGTAGCACTTGCCGTAGCCGTACAAGTTACCACTGCCAAAGTACAATACCCAACTGTAACGCTGGCCGCTCTCGCTTGTACTCCAATACCAATCGTTAATGAATGTAAACACAACGCTGTTCGCTTTCGCATTGCCATTAGCCATGATAGGAGTAACGGCTTCGCTCACGGGATTGTAGTTCGCCTTAGCCTTAGCTACACCCTGTCTGTAGAAGTTATAGAGCCTGCACAGCTCACCTGCTGAAGGGCAATACCAGTTCTTTGCCCTGTAATGCTCGTCGAGAGACCCTTCAACGGTGGGTTCATACAGATAGCAGCCATAGACGGAAGGATAGTAGTATTCGTCATAGCGCCACGAGTTGGTAGCTCCTGAATTGTCATCTATCATCTTCTGCATGGCGTCCGCAAGTTCCTGCAAGGTTGTCGGCAGCTTTCTCTCTAGATAATAGCTGATGAGCTTGTTGGCATGCTCCACTACCCGTATGGTCTTTTCCTTGCCCCTGTAATCAGATTCCGCGAAACCGCTGTCGAGCTTCTTATATCCGTCTTCCTGCAATGGGTCAAGGTACGTCTCGTCATTGACATAGCTGTATTTGCTGCCGTCGGCTTTCTTCAGGTTATGGTCAACATTTACAATCGTCGGAATATCGAATACCTCGGTATCCGAGTTGAAGCCTGTAGCGTCCTTTATGGCCGCTCTTTCGTCCCAATGCCCATTGCCACTGTCAGGGTACATTCCGAACCTGAATTTTGTCTTGGACTGCTCAACACCAGCTGGGGTCATCGTGAGGTTGTCCTTGGAATAGACATGCACATCGTACCCTATGACCTTCGTTTTTACCACTTCGTCATAAATCGGGTTGCGCATGAACACCTGTCCCACGATTTCACGTGTACCGTCGAAGTCATCATCAAATGTCCCGTCAGCGTAGGCGAAGTCTCCTATTTCTGGGATATGCCTATAGAAGCCTACCGATTTCGTGGCTTCGAGCGGTTCTCCGCTGATCGGAGTCACTTCTACCTTCAGGATATGTTTCTGCTTCAGCGTAGCCTCACTCTGCCCCTTGATATGAATGATACCCACATTGTCATCTATGAGCTCCGCATAAGGTGTCGCGGTGTTGGCAAGGCTCCATTTCAGGGCGAGCTTCCCGTCACGGATAGCAATATTATTGCCGTTCTGCGGTGCTGGCAGAACGCTGAACGCATAATCCTTGCCTACCTCTGTCATATAGTTCTGTCCGCTGATAGATATTCTCACAATCTCTTTCAGGTCGTACTTGACGTGCAAGCCGTTGCTTTGCTCATCAATATTTCCATACAGGGCCACCAATGCCAGCTTCTCGGACAGGGTAAGATACCTGTCGGAAGTGGCGGCAACCATGAAGATGACACCTTTCAGGGCTGCCTTCAGCTGTGCGTAGTACATCAGCATGTCTATCGAGCACCGTGTGCCGTCAGTGTTCCATGCGATATTGTCTATTCTCACGTCACGAATCCCCGTCGGCTTTACCTGATAGATACTTGCAGCAAGTGCATACGTGTCTATCAACCTGTTATTCTCCACGACAAACCTCTTCAGATTGCCATAGCCCTCCAGCGTCAGCGTCCTCAACGACTGCTGATTGATGATATTGACACCATTCACCGAAGCTGGGAGCTGTACGCTCGTGATGATATTCGTCTCCGGTATCGTCACGTCCGTCAGTCCAGTCTGTCTCAAATCTACTGTCTGCAACCGCTTTAGTCCTGATAAGTCTATGGCTCCCGAAGTGGAAGTAAGTCCCTTCAACGACAGCTTCTTGATGTTGGAGGCGGAAATAACAATGCCACCTGGACGGAACGCAGGGACATTCTTCCCCGTGTCCGCATCGATATAAGTCTTTGTCGGTTCCGCGACAAATTCCGTCAGACGGACTCCCTTGATGGTGAGCGTATTGGCTGGCGTGGTACTGAGGTCACCGATGTTACCGATGGAACGGTAATAGTTGATACCCAGCACGGCCATACCCGTATCGTTTGATGTGGTGTCGCCGAGGTTGAGGGCGAACGTCTGTCCCGGAGCGACCCTTACATGCGGGTCGATGTTCGTCTGTCCCATCATGCCGACAGGATAGATATACTGGTGAGGCGTCACATTGAAGGTGTAGTTGTTATTCGACGTGTCGCTGTCGGGCAGGTGGTATGCCTGCATGGAGAAGGAGTCCGTTGCCTCCGCAATGCCGAGGTTGCCTCTTTTGCCGTCAAAGAACGGCCCCCATGCCGCATAGCTGCCCATCAGCACGAGCCTGCGCCGCATGAACTGGAGCTCGCACTGTAGAAGCGAACCGTTGCTCTGCGTGATAGGTTTTACGCCACGTGCACCCGAGCCGTTGGAGACAAAGCCGAGCATTTCGGGGTATTCATAGCGTATTCTCGCTGCCTCGTTATAGGCTGCCTCTGGGAAATAATGATGCACATAGTAGAAATACTTGTACATACAGCCCCATACAGAAACCTTTGAGCCTCCAGCCCAACCGTCGATGTGGTCTGTTTCTTTGACGAGGCTTTCCATGACGGTTAAGATGCGCTTGAGCATTGCCTGTATCTCCTTTGTGTCCTCCCACATGGCTTCGCAGAGGTTGAACAGCACATTGTTCATACCCTCATACTTGGCCGTGGCAGCGTCCTCATCATTGTACGGGTGCATGCGGTCGATATAATACTTCTTTGTAGCACGTCCGTTGTTGTCGACTGGAAGCAGGGTGTCCACGTCATCAGTGTGCATCTCAAACAGACAGCAAGAGCGTGTCTCGCCGTCTATCGTCACCTGTACGGGCTTAGGGTCGAGGACATAGTAGGTGTTCTTCGAGCAGCTGTCGGTGCCGGCCATGAGGTGTATGATGAACGTGTAGTACAGCTTCACGGAGTCCACCCCGAAATAGAATCCCATGTACTTCTTGCAGTGAGCCACAATAGCGGCACGGAACTCCCCGTTGAGTGCGGAATACTGGCTCTGGTTGGAGGAAATCTCAAAGGTATGCTTCGTAATGCCGTCCGTGCGAAGGTCAACCACGGACCACTTCTTCATGGCATCGTCCCACAGTCCTGCGTCAACCCACTTTCCGTTCACGTGGTCGTATCTTTTCAGTCTGTAGGCCTTGTCGCCGTCGGTACACCAATACTTCTTGAACACGTCCTTTGCCTGATCGGAATTCTGGAAGGCATCGAACGTGCCCTTGTAATAGGCTATCATCGGGGAGTGCAGGTACAGGAAGTTCCACGCTTCCTGTATGGCCTTGATGATGTTGTCCTTCGGTGTCTCCTCCGCATCGTCCCCCGTGGCTCCAGCGTCGAAGTCGAGGCACTGCTTCCCGTTGTAGAAGAAACCCTCATAGTCGCCACCCTTGTAGGTGATGTTCTCCGGGCAGTCTTGCATGTTCCATGTGAACGGAACACGCATGTCCGTGAGGTCGTAGTTATTGTCGCTTCCCTCTATCATGCAGAAGTTCGGGTGCAGCTTCTTCACGTACCCCCATGTGGGCTTATCCATCTTTCCCGCACCGAAAGTACATGGACCGTTATAGACAGGGCCTGCCTGTCCCTCTTCCTGCGTGAAGAAAAGGAACGGCTCGGTGTATTTCGACACTCGGGCGGTAGGGCAGGCTTCCTGTAAGCTGTTCTTGCCCACGATGGCCGTATGCAGGTCGTTGTAGAGATTGTTTGCTCCCGTGAGGTGGCTCTGCATGGAAGAGGCATAGTTGATTTTGTTCACCAGTTTGGAAGCCATAGGCGTGTTCTCCGCCACCTGATAGCCCATGCCACGGTACTTGCCGTTGCCGTCTATCCAACCATCTGGAACGGACACGGTACCGTCCTCGTTGTAGTCGTATTCCTTGGCTCCGTCCTTTACCGGGTCGTACTTGCCGAGATTACCTCCATAGATACATACCACCTTCTTCTTGGTAGCACCTCCGTCGGAAGCTACCTCCACCTCGTAAGGCTCGGATACCGTGACGGACGAATGGAAGTCCGCTATGCGCACACGGATAAGAGCAGTAACGTCTCCGCACTTCGTCTGTAGGTTCGACCAGAAATAGGTGTTTGCCGTTGAGCCCTGACGCGACGCCTTCAGCGACTTCGTTTCCTTGCAGATGGTTCCCGAATACTCAGGCAGGTAGTTGCCCTCCTTGTCGAATTGTACGACCTCCCACCAGCCGCCCTGCTTGGACGTGGACTCGTGGTAGGGCAGCTTGCCGTGCCATACAAGACACCGTTTGCCGAGCTGCTTCACCTTCTCGATGTCAACCTTTCCCGAGGTGAGGATGTCGTTGGCTTTCCGGCGTGCTATCTTCTCTGACGTGGTAGGCAGGGTGGAGATATAGTTGTTCAGCACCTCGGTAGCTTCCAGTGCCGTGTTCTGGTAACAGCGTATGGAGTAGATGTCGAGGACGGCTCCGTTCTGTCCCAATGTAAAACCATCGTTGCCCATGGCGGACGTTCCGAACTCCTCCGTATCTGTGATGTTGAACTTCAGCTCACGCTCGCAGTCTCCGTTGATGAACACACGCACGAGGGCTATCTTCGTTGCTGTCACGGCAAGGCCTGTGGACGCTTCTGGAACCACCACGTCACCCTTGTTGGGTGCCACCGCATTATGGATATTAATGACAATATGCGTGCGCGTACCCTCACTCCAGCTGAAATCCGTCTCGCTGTCAACGGCGTTGCTCTTCGTGTATACGTTGCCCGTCATGGGTTTCAGGCGCAGTCCGCGGAACAGCAAGCCGACAGCCTCGCAGACGGAGATGATGGGGCTGTCCTCGTCGGTGATGTTCCTCACGGCAAAATCAAGCTCCAGCGTCATGGAGGAGTCCGCCGTTGTCAGGAACTGTGCGAACGGGTTGTATTTGAAGTTCAGCCTTGCGCCCGCAGGAATACGGAGGATTTTCTGTTTGTCGTATTCTGATGTTATCCAGCCGTCGTTGACGAAGCCGAAGCCCTCCCATGCGCTCTCCACCACGGCATTGTTGTTGCGGGCGTTGAGTATCTGCGCTGGGTTGCTTTCCGAGTTGTTGCGCACCTTCGGATTGAGGAGAAAGTCGGCACCGCTCTTGGGGGCATAGCTCTCTGAATTGTCAACGGTGATGACGATGTTGTTGGTGTTCTGGCTCTCCTGAAGGAAGTTCACCTCATTCCCGCCTGCGTCCTTTCTGTACACGCGGAAGTATGCAGGCACGCTCTTTGCGTCCCCAGCCTCAATCTCTATCGTGGTGTTCAGGGTGTTCACTTCACCGGGTGCTACACTGTTCTCCATCTTGAAGTATTCCGTGGGGTGGTCGGCAGGGAAATTCTCTGCGTAGTCGGTCAGGTAGAAGATGACGGGCACCTTATCGCCCGTGTTGGAGATAGTGCCATCAGGAGCCACGAAGGGAGAGAATACGGAATACTGGCAGATGTCTGCCTGCGCATAGTTGTCCGCCTTGCTGATGACGTTCTGAAGCATGAGGTACGGCTTACCTGCGTTCCCTCCTGCGTCCTCACCGTTTACCATCATGAAGCGGTTTACGAGCACGTCGCTGCTGATGGTGCCGCCGAGCCCGTCTTCACAGGTGAGCCATGCCTTGACGGTTCTCACACCATGCTTAAACAGCTTGTAGGTGTCCGTAGCGTCAATGATGTTCTTCCTGATGTTCGTAGAGTCATCGGAGGCTGACAGCGGATAGGTAATCTCCGACATGGTCGTATTGTTGCCACCTGTGATGAGGACATGCAGCGTCTTTGGCACGGCACCGAACACCATGTAGGAGACAGGGAAGCCTCTGTCCTTATAGACGGGAGCCAGCAGCGGGGTCTGCCAGTTGAGCTGACAGGTAAGGGAGAGGTTCGTCTTGGTGACGGTATTCCCGACGGCCACATAGGTGGAGGTGGCTGTCTTCGTGCTGCCGTCCTCTGCCGTGTAGCTGAACTGTGCTCTGATACGGAGCTTCTGTGAGCCGGAAACAAGACAGCTGCCCACATCTACCTTGGTGTACGTGTTCGTGTCGGCATACTCCGTTGAAGGTATTGCGGCACTTCTCGTGTCCACCGTCGACCATGTCTCGCCGTTGTTCGTGCTGCGTTGAATGACGAGCAGCGCGGACGTACCCATGTTCAGGCGCTCGCCGTTGGAGGTGCGTACGGCATGGAAGCGAAGCGGTATCTCCAACTTGCCGCCCGATACAACGATGTTACTCGTGGTCTGCATCGACGTGAAGAGGTATGCGCCGTAGCTGTCACCCTGCACGGTGGAGATGGGCAGAGGTTCATCTATAAGCAAAAGACTGGCTTCCGCTTCTGGGTCCGCCACATATTTTGCATAATCCTCTTTTTTTGCAAATCCCCACAGATGATAGTAATTGGAAGCGTCAGGAGACGTACTCCAGCACTGGTATCCCACTTTAGAAGCAATACCATTATCATGCTCCTTAAGTTTCTTCTGAAGAGCGACCTCTATATCAAATCCGTCATGGTCATCGAAGTTGCCGTTGATAATATCAAAGTCAACCGCGTCTGCTTTCGTTTTTTTTGCCATATTCCTTTATTTATTTGTTCCTTTCCATTTATCTGTCCCAATCCATGGGCGCGAGCCTATCCAGTGACCACTACCAAAGCAGCTCCTTATGGCTTGCCACACAAGTCTTGTTCCCCGGCGTATCTCCGCTATAGCCCTGCCGTTGAACATGAACCCTATAATGTCCCTGCCTTGGTACTGTATCATTCCTCTTCCTCCCAGATTGAATAGTAACAATCGCTATGTATGAGTCCGTTGTTTTTGAGCTGGTCATACTCCTCTTGCGTAAACGGACCAAGAAAGACTCCGAGATCAGTAAACTTAGCCACGGTTTCCCATGACAATCCTTTGTCCTTGGAATACTCAATTCCATCTACGCCTCGTCTTAGAATGGGGGTAACTCCTTCCACCTTTGAAGCAGACTTATTCCCTCCAATCACAAGGTATCCATCTTCGCTGACTGATACCTCAAACCCTTTGTTAAGGTAGGCTCTGAATAGCTCTGCCGTGATTTTCCCTGCAGCATTTCCTTCAGCCATCTGCAGGAGTATCTGGTCGGAGTTGGTAATTGCCCCCACTGTATTGAACAGTGTCAGCACTTGCTGTGGTGTCAAGTTATCCATAGATTTCTATTTATGGGAGAGTGTCTCGTTTATCGCATCTATAAATGCCGGAGTGAGAACGCAATCCGCACACTGTTTGATAAGACCACATTCCCGTTCAGAATATTCTTCCTCCCCTGAGGAGTTGTAGATTTTGTATGCCAATGCATGAGCCGGGAGCCCCGGAATGTTCGTATAGATGGCATTCGCAAACTCATTTTTGATGTCGTGGACTACACATGTTGTCTTTGATATATCAGTGTAAACTTCCACATTTGTAAAATCGATCTTCATATACTGTGTTTTAATCAAATCTTGCAAGTAGTTGATAATAAAATCCCGTGGAGAGAGAATAGCAAGCCGCAAATTTGGTAACATCCCCAGATGAACTTTCTATATTTGAGCCATTCCATTCGTTTCCATTATTATCTACGATAATTCCGGACCTTGAAGCATCAATGTGATTTGACGATTTGTTTTTTGTTGCAATCCATATTTTGTTGGAGTCTTTTCGTACTACTACCGTGAAAGGGGTACAGAATATCTGTAAAGAATCCTTTATCCCCAGTTGTGCTCTTATTTCGCTCAGCTCCGGGAGGAAGAACTGTCTTTTGTTACCAGATGAATATACCAGTATAGTTGTACCGAAACTCAAGTCTATAACATTTGTTCCACCAGAGTCCGATATTTCGAGATGGTATCCTCTTTCGATGACACCTCCCCATACCTGTAGTCCTCCCTCGCATCTTAATGCTATGTCGCGATTAATTACATTGTCAGATATTATTTTTGCAGCCGGATAGTACATATTATCCGCGCCACTGTTCATATTTCTGTAAATGTACATTGCAGAGGAACAATAAGCGTATTGATTGCCCTCAGTTGTTGGATCCGATCCTTTTCCAAATCCAACCTTTATATTGGCTATATCTCCGGAATGGAAATATCCTACGGACTGCTGCATCAACAACGATGAAGTGTTGAGATACACAAAATTGGATTTTACGCCGTTCCACCAGTCATCTGGTGTTCCTGTGTATAATCCTTCGTCTGAAATTGTAAATGGACCTATCTTTCCTTTGAGTGCTGTAATATCGCCTGATATTTTCGCACCAGTGGCAGACAATATGCCCTCTCTTGTCACATGAAAAGGTGCCGAAGAGGGATTACTGCCCCCAACCCACAATGGAATGTCGCTGTTGCCCATTCCTGCAACTATCGTGTTGTCTGGATTAGTCACAACAAACCTGGATGATGACAACATTTGGATTGTAGCGTTTTTCGCAATGAGATACGTGAAGAAAGCTGACTGCGCGTTTACACTCACTTCCTTCCAAAGGTTGATATCCGACAGTTCTCCATCGGTGCCTCCCTCATGCGTCATCACGCACTGGTAGATTTTCCACCCACTCGCCATACTGTTATCCGCCACAGCCATGAAATCAAGGTAGCGGATTCCGGAGGAATCTATCTCATTTTCATCAGCGTCTGTATCGTCCCTGTAGATTTGCCCTTCCGTGAAAGTCTGCCATACTCTCTGAATACAGCCGTTGGATCCTTTCTTTCCCGATTGGTTATACTCAACGGGAGAGTCCCAGTTTCCATAGGTATTGTCGGCTTCATTATACCCATAAACCCATTCTCTTTCTTTTTTACTCCAGATGGCTTTGGCGAAGCTGTAATATAGCTTTCTTTCGGTCTGCTGGAATACACCGACGATACGATAATACCCGCAGTCGCCGAACTTGTCTCTCGATCCATCCTTGCAATAGAGCAACTCTACCGTATGCGTTCCCGCCTTTCTGAAAGTGACATCGACGACAGACACGACACCGTCCCCACTTGTTCTGAGTGAATAAGTGGATGGGTGTGCCTTATATTTGCGATCAGGTTTTCCGACATAGAATGAATCATAGTCTTTCTCACTTGATGCTACCACGCATATACGCACACAATCCCCGTTATGCGTCGTCTTTATCGTAACCGTCTCTTTTGTGAGCCCATTTCCAACGATAGCTGCTGACTTACGAAAGGTCTGTGTTATTCTCGCAGACAACGCATTATAGCCGGCACTATCCCCTACTACAGCCCAGACATACGGTGTTGTAGATACAGCCGTAGGCGTAAAGATGGCCGTAGCCATTTCAACGGAATTTTCTACAGAAGACGAGTTCACCACAGCTATCTTTGCGTGGTTCATGGTCTTAACCACCACCTTTTCCGCATTTGTGTATAACTTGGTCGTTCCATCAGTCCATGTGATGGTTGCGTTTACAGCATTATTTGTATTTGGGGCTACTCTCACACCGACATTACTGAAAGACATGGTGTTTCCGCCAGCGGTGATAGACACCGTTGCATAAACGAAGGTGTCATCACCTCCCTTGTAGTCTATATCTACATTAGAGAAGACGCCATCATTGGAACACTCCGCTTCGTAGTAGGTGAGTTGCGGAGTGACTTTCAAAGGCTCTTTTGCCCATCCCTGTGCCTTGACAGCCGCATCATCTTTTGCTGTTGGCGTGGGAGGAACGGCTGTCGCAAGTTTGAAAATATCCTGCCTGAATGTTCCGTCCTGACCATCATCTCCTTTTTCACCATCTGAGACACAGTTTACCCGCTCCCTATCAACAATTTCGCCCCCTTTCATGAGGACAAACGTAGCATACTGAGCAGAGCCGCATACATTTCTTGTGGAAATGGTAGCGGGATTGGTAACGGGATACTTGGTATTTCCTAAGAGATAGTTAAGCACAAGTCCCTCACTGGTAATCTCATCTTTCGTAGAAAGAATGGTCGTGGTCTCTCCAGCAGTCTTTTTTACTTGTACAGACATTGACGTATCTACGAAATTGCCGTCTGCATATTTATGTATGACATTGACACTCGGAAGGAGTGAGTATATTACCCCTGTCTTGCCGGCATAAGCTTTGTTGACCTTATATACTGTTGTCAGTACGATATTTGTATTGGCCTTCAGTGTAGCCGTGACGACGATAGTCGCACTGTCAGCTGTAAGATTGCTTGGTTTTATTGTATGAGTTCCTGGTACATACGAATAGCTTATGTTGTGTGCCTCAATGCTAATGTCGAACAACTCCCATGCGTACTCCGTTCCCTTGAACAGCTGTATGGTAGTATCTTCGTATGCGCTCAAGATGGTACCTTTCTCGTCACAATTCATAAAGCTCTGGTCATTGGTGAGGTCAAGTACATAGTTGGACTTCCCATCAATCGTATACTTGTTCCACAACTTCACCTCACCGAAAGGCTGCCATACACCATTCACCTTCTTGCGCATAGCGTAGAACTCATACCTATTATTCATTCCGACACCGCTTGGCTCATCGGTCCATTTGTCCGTCTTGCCAATATCGTATGGACAATGGTTGTCTTCTTGAAATGCAGTGGTAGTGGAATCATCGAGGATTGTCGGCGTACTGAGGTCGGAGATATTATCACTGTCCTCCCTCCATGATTCTTGTAGCCAGAAGATGAATTCTACTCCTTTGCCATCAACCCCATCGAGTATGACGGGAACAGTCTCCTGATCCCATGTGAAGTTTCCTTGTGTCAGATAAAATATGACACTGCTGATGTCCGAGTCTATGGCTATACCTGTACTGTAATCATGCCTTGTGGAGCCATTGTCAACAGAGTATTGCACCTTTAGACCAGCCTTTACAATTTCATCATCTGCGAGTATATAATGTTTGTCATCACTACTGTCGCAATGGACTGCACAAGTGACGATTTCTGCATCAAGAACTCTGTTACCGTCCTTGAACTTCGACAGTATTTGGTCGGTAGATGGTACGAGCTGATATACATTCACATCCGAAGACTTCCTAACAGTATGTAGGAAAGTGCGCTCGTAGGAGACACCGGCATAAACGGCTTCTCCTACGATATACAGATTCGATATGCTGGCTGCATCTTTCGGGAACGCAGTTATTTCAATATGCCCTATCCTACCTTCCTCTGTTGTACCGTCCGTCAATGACAAAATGCTGTTAACAATGGACGCCGTTATGGAAAGTCCTGGTACATGAATCAGCGTGTCATCATTGTCTGATGACGCTATGAGCTTTCCATCCTCCGTCTTAACGCAGATTTTGACGGTATCGAGCAACGAGTTGTTATGCCACATCCTCATGTCCGACATAATAGGCAGGCCAACATACCTCTGTGCCTTGGTGTTCCAGCTTACGGCAGAACTCTCATTTGTTATGTCCGCTCCAATGAAAGGATCGCTCTGGTGCTTGATTGTTATGGGGAAACTTTTTGTGATTGTCCCATATCCCTCACAGTCCACAAGAATATCTACAGAGCACGCCTCTGTCCTCCGCATCTTGTCGTAATCGAAAGACTCGTCATCGGCAGTTCCGGCAACCCCGTCCTTGAGGTTGTCTATATTCGTAATATACAATGTAGAGTCCTTTATGATACAGGAACATCCATGAGGCTGAGCAAAAAGCTTGTAAGTCCCCGGACCTGCGGTTTCGTCTTCCCCGCAGGCTGTGAGAATCCGATTGTTGTTCCTGACCGTAATGGCGGAGTGGATTCTGTATTGGTGGTATGTATTTCCAGTGGAATCCACTTCCTTTGTATACAGCCCACCAATGACATTACCTACATCGTCAACAGTGATCACATCTACATGCTCGGAAAAGTTGACATTATAGTTTTTGATTTTCTCCTTGATGTCCACTATGGCCTCTTCGTTCACCTGAGCAATCTTTCCGCTGAAATAGATATTGTTCAGGTATGCAGAATAGCCGGAAAGTTCCGGGCACCCCTCATCCTTATAGGATTCATACAATCCGTCCAACTCGCCCATCTGCATGGCAATGTTCTTGAAAGTGTATTCCCAGTCGTCGACACCACGCAGGAACTGGATATAGCTCTTGGTTATACAGGTAGAGGCCTGTCTCGTCTTGTTGGTAAAATTGCCATAACCGGCAAACTTCATGAAACGATGAGGATGGTTGCCGTAATATGTTTCACGCTCTGTTTTTCCTGTATCAGGATCCGTCACTTCCCTTACATACGGGCGCAGGGAATACGATACAATTTCATTGTGCTTTCCTGACACACTCATGATACGAAAATAGCATGTCGTAAAGCCGGCACGTGTCATATTACCCTTGAGGTCATCTGTATCTTCTGTCGCGTCGCCTCCGTCGCCAAACTGATACATGCCCATGCAGATGTCGTCTTTCTGGCATGTTCCTCCCTCGCCGTCCTCAAGCTTCAACTTGAAAACGCCTGTCGATTCTGAAAGAACCTGAACGGTCTCTATAGTGCCATTACACCATGACTGTCTTAAATCTCCGGCTATATATACAGTTCTGTTGAGGCGCATTTCTGGTACCTCGAGCCACTTTCTCAGTGAAAGGCTGTCAAGTTCCGCAGCTCCAAAGGAGTTGATAAATCCACCAGTGCCTTGCAATCCATGCACGAACTTCGGTCCGAAGTATGTTCCTCCGATAAGATTGGATATTCCGTTCACATTCTGGTCTCCAGTCACCACTTGCGAGCCGAGAATAGACGAAATTATCTCTGCCTTATCGTTATTTCCAGTTCCTATAAGCTGCGAGCCAGCAACGGTAAGGACAGATAATACCTGAAGCTCATCAGCTGTGAGCTTATGGTCCGTGGTATCGTCTCCTGTCTTAGACAAAAAAGAGCTGACGATTTCGTAAAGCAAGTGACCAACACGCTGAGCTGTATTAAGCCCCTGTTCGGTTTCCTCACGGACGATTGTCGCCAGCTCCAAGAGTTTTTCTCTCGTAAGCATTGCTAATCTCCTATTTTACGTATTACAATGGAATTAGTGGGGGTTATTCCCGGCTGGCGGCTGCGTCTGTAATATTGCGGGAATTTCTCCTTCAGAAAGTCCTTGACTTCATTCAAGAATCCATTCGCTGCCGTCAGCGCATTGTTATAGCAGTCGGACCTCTCTTTTGACGACACGTGTGACGAATAGGCATTGTCTTTTATAACTACGCCTGCACGGGTAAGCTGAAAATCGCCGTCCATGACATACTGGGCATAGACAAAATAGCTGATAGCCATTTTGAGACCACTGAGCATGTGGTAATCTCCACGCTTATCTGTATATTCACCTCCATTGATGAGAATATACATATTGTCCTCAGTGTTCTGTTCGTTTTCTGAATATTTCAGCACCTCTGAAAACAGCTTATCACCAAGGGTCGGTTTGATATTCAGCCGTTCCGTCTCATAGATATATGAGAGCAGCTTATCTTCGTCTACCTTATCGCTGATAGGTCTCCCCAAGTCACGGATTTCTTCTGTGGTTATGATATGCTCCATTATGCTTTACTGTTCTTGTCCTTGTCATCTGTACTTTCGTTGGATATGTGCTTCACAGGGAGGATTGAGTAATCCTCGGACGGGCATACTGGCTTCCCGTCGTTATACTGCATTGCCCATTTTGAGAAAACCTTTGAGAATACTCGTGAGATTTCCTTGCGCTCCTTCTCTACATAGGAGTTGTAAAACGAAAAGGCATCGTTGATGGTGGTACCACTGAAACCGAGCTTTCCGATTCTGATACAATAGAACGGCTCCTGCCCGAATGCAGCATATATCCGCTCTACCGTCGATGTCTCCGTCACCGTGAACTTCGAGTCAAAGTTTTGAGCCTCTAACTTCTCGAATTTCGGAATATCCTCGTCAGCATTCACAGTCACATCCATAATGGAACAGGCGTTGGTATCACCCTGAAACACATCGAGGTTCTGCGTGAACTCTTCCTCACCATTCGTATTTTTGTTAATCTCCATACCAGTGGTCGGGTCGATACCAAGGGAGACGGCCTTCTTGTGTATGAGCATACCTGCCACAAGGAAATTATTGCGCACATTGCGGTATTTCACATTATCAATGCCATCGTCTGTTGAGAGAGCCGTTACTATCTTGTCGTATTTAGGCTTTGGATAAACAAAACGCCCGTCCATGGAGTACCACAGTATCTGTCCCGGATACTTGTTTATTCCTCCACATTCCTCGATTTGGTCAAGTATTACGGCCTGATTGGTATTGAATACGAAGAAATTTCTTACGTTGTCTTCAGTAACCTCTATGCGCTTTCCGTTCCTTGTCTTTCTGCCGGTCCAGTCCGGGTGATACTTGATATGTGCCACCCTTCCAAGATCGTCTTCCTCTTCGAGCCTGCAACCCTCAAAGAGAATATGCTGTATCTCGACAATTTGCCCCATCATGTTGTAGTTAACATGCAAGGCAAATCCATGGAAGTGGGCAAGGTCAACGGCTACGAGGTGGAGAATATCAGCGACAGTATCGCCCTTCCTGTTACAGACGAAATCGCCGAAAAACTTATCCTTCAGTCCATCGCCTTCTATGAATCGTTCGTAAAGCTCACAGCACGTTCCTCCAGTAGGGCTATTAAGTATCAATGAAAGCATACGTTGAGGATACAGGTTGTCCTTTCCGTATGACTGAATATTCATCGACGACATATAGTGCGTGTCGAAGCGTCGTTGTGCGTGTTTAACGTTATTTATATTCATACCAGCGCGTTCCCTTGTGATAAAGTTTTCCGGCGTTCACATACCGCTTATTTCGCGGTATCGTCAGTCTTGGTAGTCTTGGAGGTCTTCTTAGCGGAAGACGCCTCATCCACCTTCTTCGCATTGGCAAGCTCTTTCTGTAAAGACTCTATTTCTTTTGCGAGAGAATCCTTAGCTTCCGACAGAGCTTCTTTTTCTGAAGAAAGCGACTCTATTTGCGCGGTCAGCTCGACAATTTTGTCATTGAGTTCCTTGGTGGAGCTTTCGGCTACAATCTTCTCCTCGGCAAAAGCTGCAACCTTGGCTTCCAGTTCCTCGTTTTTCTTTTGCGTATTCGCAAGGTCCGCAGTGGCAGTGGCAAGGGCGGACTTGAGACTTTCAACATTTGTCTGCAGCTCTTCATTGCTCTTGGGCTCTTTACCTGCAGCTTTCTCTTTCAGAGTCTTGCGTGCTTCGCAAAGCTCCTTGTAGTTGTCCGGATACTTGGAGAACAAGTCAAGGCGGTTGGGGTTTTCATTCAATGCGTCCATCGCAATCTCGTCCGTGAGATTGGAATTAGTGAACACCTGCCCATTGAGAGCATGGAGAAGGACACCATTCAACAGAATAAATTTCTTTTCTTTCGGCATAGTACCATCTTTTTTAAGTTTCGTATAAATCAGGATATAAGCGTCACGGTAGCAGTTACTGCATGCAGTGTTTTTGATTGGCTTGCCGTACAACAACTCATATACTTCCTTAATAAAAAGTCTGTCAGAGGATGAAAAGCCGTCGTCATGACGACCTTTCATCTCCAACAGCGTAGCCATTGTTTCACTGTATGTCAACATTGGCAGAGAATTTAACCTCCCGGATTGAGTTTCTCCGTGGTGCCACCCAACGAGGCAAGTATCTTTCTTGTCTTATCCTCGTCAGTATCCCAGAGGAACAAACCAGAAGACGGTGCCTGCTGCTCCTGCAATGTGACACTCCATCCACCATCGGTGTCATCGGAGTTCAAGTCACGTGTAGAGGCGGTCAGCTTGAGTCCCTGCTCGAAGCCATAAACCTCGAAGAGGTTCTTTTTGTCGGCACCAGCAAACTTATTTTCAAGTACAACAACGAACTTGCCATTCGCAAGCTTGTCAATGATGTCATGGGTCACATCAGGACCGCTGTTGAGGATAACAAAGGCGACAGTCTTGTTCCATTTCGTCCTGTATGTTCCTACAACAGCTTCAATCGTTGTACCATTGAAGGGAGAACCCTCCGGCACAATGATCTTGTACCCCTTAGCACCACTGGCGAGAGCGAGTGCGGATATAGAGTTGCCACTGCGATTGCACTTACTCTTTTCCACATCGGCGTAGTTGACGACATAGCCGGTGGTCTGGACTCCCTTTTCGGACATGTTCGTGCAATCGAACTCAATATCCTTTGCTAATTTGAAATCGCATTCAGCCATCTTACAAACTTTTTAATGGGTTAATAGGCAACCTGCACGAGCGCGTCCTCACCTACAAGGGTACCAAGCGTTGAGCTTGCGTAGATGAAGTTCTTGCGTTTCACATCATCGAACTTGACGCTCAGAGAGGCAATCTTGTCATTGTCCTCCGTACCTACGAACAGGTTGTTCGGAGAGCAAACGATAGCGCGGTGAGGATTGTTCAGCTTGGTACCTGTATCCTCATACTTCTTGATCATTCTATCCCAAATGTCAAGAACGATCATCTTCACGCCGTCGTATTCAGTGAGCTTGATACCAGAGGCAATCTGCTTGACGCTCATGGTGTACTTGCCGTACTTATCAACGAGGTCATTACGCAGAGCCTTGAACAGAGAGTTGGTTGTCATGATGCAGGCCTTCTTATCATCGAAGATACGAGAGTCTGCATCAGAAAGGAGGTCGTCAAAAAGCTGTACGGCATAGCCGGAAGCCTTTGCTGCCTGTTTCTGAGCATCATATGAAGCCTCCGCGTTTGCCGTGACTTTCGTTCTCTGGCTTGCATTGGCAGCACCGATACTGAACAGAGCCTTCCACAAACCGTCATTGGCTGTGAACAGGTTCGTATTGATACCATTGGTGATGACACCGCCACCGGTAACATCCTTCGCTGCGGTATCACCGAACCAGATGAGTCGCCAGTACATGTTGTTCAGGGCCTCTTTCAGGAGAGGGATGAGCACGAGGTCCCAATACGGGGTATCCTGAAGGTCAGCCTTGTCAGTGCCGCCCTTCATTCCGTTCTTGCCAATGGTATCCTCGATGTCCTTGTAACAGATTTCCAGAGGAGCTTCCCACTCACCGAGCTTCCACGTCTTCTCGATGCCAGTGATAGAAACTTTCTCGTAAACAGGGTCGCAACCAGTTCCTTTGCGACCTACATCCTGAAGCTTGTCTACATAGCCGAGCTTCTTTCCATCCTCCAGATTCGTCTTGGTGGTCACCACGGTATCAAGGTCGGGATCCTGAAACGTGGAGGTGAACATCAACTCGCGGAGGTCGGTAATCGCACCGTTATCTACGGTAAATTGTTCCCAATTAATCATATTGAATATTTCTAATTTAAATTAAACTTTGACTTTGCAAGGTGGTTATTCCATCTTACGGTTACGTTTCTTCGCGTTTGCTTCCTTTGCCTCACGGATCATCCGCTGGGTCTTGGTCTCTCCGCCATCACCCTGCCCAGGCGTCTTGTGAGCCACGAACTGGCGGTTCTTCGGAGTGAATGTTGACTTCATGGAAGTAACCTTGTCAAGCCACTTCTTGCCGCCAGCCTTTGCAATGATAGTGAGGATGTCACGCTGCTCTTCAGTGGGCTGGCTGCCCTTCAGGGCGGTAATCTCCTCATCCTTCTTTGCAATCTGCGCCTTGAAGTCATCAATCTGCGCCTGCAGGTTGTCGATGATAGCCTGCTTCTGTTCAAGCGTAGGCTCATCACCGGATGGCTCGACAGGTTCCACGTCATCATCAGTCCTCGTGATGTCTGTGATGACACCATTCTGCACGATAACATGAGAGCCGTCGTCCATAACATAGTCACCGTCGGGATAAGCGATGTCGCCTACCTGCGGATCTCCCTCCTCACGCTCGACAGTAAAGCCCTCTCCAGAAGAAGAGACGATGTACTGGTCGAGGATTTTCATGTCGTTGAGATCTTCAATCTTTTCAACGCCGAACAGCGAGCACACACGCTTTACTGCGGAGGCATCGCACTCAATCTTTCCTTTTGCCATTTTTTTGATGTTTTTAAAAGTGAACTTTTTCTTGCTGTCATTCATTTCAGGGAGGATGGACCCGATAAAACCGAGAGCCACCGCTGTCTGCATATCAATGTAAATATCCTTGTTCATAAGGTCGCTGAGAACCTGTCTATCCGAACCTGTACGCTCCACATAGAGGTCAAGCAGTTTACCCGTTTCTACACGAAGCTGTGAGGCGAGGTCATTCATCTTCTTTGCCTGCTGTTCCAGCTCGTCGTATGTAAGGCGGTCACTGTTTACTTCGTAGCCGGCGAGAGCGGGATTGTGAATACAGATACTCGCATTACGATATGCGAACCTGCGCTCGCGCGGAGCCGCAAGGAGGATTATCGTTGCGATTGAGGAACACTTCCCCTCCACCGTAGCGGAAATCTTCTTGTTTGTCTGTCTAAGTGCATCATAGATGGACCAGCCTTCCACACAATCACCACCATCGCAATGGAGGCGGATGTCTATATCCGGGTCTTCTGCTGACAGATTGCTGATAAAATCACGAATATCTGAGAATGTCGTCGCATCTGCACCTATCTCCTGCAGGATCAGTTTCTCCTGATCGTCAACAATGTCATTGTATATTTTAAGTACAGCCATAAAAAGATAATTTTGTATCAAAAGTACAATAACAGAAAATGGCTTTGTCTAAAAACCAAACAAAACAACTGAAACGCTATTTCAGTAAATACTTGCATGTTTGATTAAAAAAGATTATTTTTGCCAAGTAAACCATAAAATGTACATGCATGAATACTGAAAAGACATCTTCCCCCTACTTAAAATGGGGCTGTTTGAGTACGATAATTCTTTTAGTAGTCGTCGCTGTCTCTCAAAATATATCATGCGAAGGGGGTAAGTCCTCTGCCTCGAAAGCTGATATAGAAAGCTACATCAGTGAGGCGCAGCAAGACTCTGCTAAACTCTGCACTATGAAAGCTGAGCATAAGGAATATACAAACATGAAAGAAATTGCAAAGGAAGCAGATGCTATTTATGCTCACGACATGAGTACAAAACACCCCGAAGACTCCGCAATTTTCAACATAGACAAGCATTTAATGAGTCTGGTGAAATATAACAGGAACAAATGCGATTCTATTTCTTCTTTTCACAGAGTGCAGTTCGGGCGCGCATTAGGACATGAACTTAGTAATAGGGCAGTTTACCCAATTAAAGATATCGCTGTTAATATTACCGGGAAATTCAATAATATTTTGACACTTTATTCAAGTGAATTTGTGAAGCAAGGCAAAATTGAAACCAACTACAGCACATACGAAGAACTTTTTGATAGAATGGGCTTTAAAGAGGTCAGGTTTGCTACAGACAAAAATTCAGACTTTACAAGCTATGAAATTCTTAGTTAGCAAAAAGGCAGGCCGACACCACTAACGATGCCAGTCCGCCTTGGAAATGAACTAAACAAGAATATTATTTCAGATCCGTCCCCAGTCTTTTTATGAGGGCATAGACCGTTCTGTCCGTTATTTTGTACTCATCCGATAGGACGGAGGTAACATAAGCCACTTTCTCACCTCGTGCAATCATTTCCTTTGCCTTGTTGAAAAGAGGAACGAATTTCACATCATGCGTGAGAATGTGGTTGTCGTCCATGAATTTGACGACTGCTTCGTATTTCTCCAAAAATTCTGCTATTGTCATAGTGTATCTATATTATTAATAACTTCCACACGCCTCTGTCCCTCGTTTATGTCCTCTACGGCTACGACTGGAGCCGGCATGTTTTCAACTCCCTGTACTATTCTGTCTGCAAATTCTCCCTGTCGGGAAACATTATCATTGATTCTGCTTGCTTCAAACGGCGCATTACCGCCTATTTCTCCGAAAGCCGATGTTATTGGATAGAAATCCGACTTACCTGTGGTAATAGTTCCGTTCGCCAGTCCGAACAATTCTTTCTGATCCCCTTTGGTGAAGGCACCAGGTTTCCCTGTCAGCTGCTTGTGCATGTTTGCCTGCTGCTGCTCATTGAGAATCATCTCGCCATCGTTTACGCGTACCGTTACCTGGTCCATGCCATTCTTCTTACCATGGCCGTCAACAATACCACCAGTAGCGAACTTGGCTGAATTCACAGTTGAGATAGCCGTCGCTATATTTGCAAGCACCGTGGCAACTGTCGTGGCAATGGCTGCAAGGTTGGCTGGGAAAGGAAGCGATGATGCTGAAGCCACACCAGCAGAGATTGCCTTACCCGTGTCAATGGCTATTTGAGCAAGCGTCAGGATTTTGCTCATCTTGGCAAACGCAGAATTGCTCTCACCAATTGCTCCCGTTAGCTTAATCAACGAATTCGCAACCGTTGCTTCCGCCTCCATCTTAATCTTGGAGCACTCGACTTCATAGTCATCGATAGCCTTCTTGTCATCAGCATATTTCTGTTTAGCTTCAAGGAGTTCCGCATAATACTCCTCCTGGGTCTGGGATTCCATCTGCCCACGCGCCTCCAGCTGTTCGATATATTCTTCGTCTGCATCTCTCCGAGCCTCAAGGATAGCCACCTGCTCTTCTCTCGTCCGGTCTACCTTCAGGCTCATTTCGGCAATTTCATTCTCGGCTATCTGGCGATTCTTTTCCATCTTTTCATTTTGGTAATCGTCCTCTGCCTGCGCATCTTCCTGTCGTTGCCGCTCTGCTATTTCAGTCTTTTCCTTGTTGTAGTCATCGAGGATTGCCATTTCGACATCTTTACGCTGGTTGATAGAATCAAGCTCAAGCTCCGTTGCGTTATTCGCACGTGCTTTTTGATACTCGTTCTCTATGGCGGCAATATGCTGTTGCTGCTCCTCTATTTTGGCGTCTATATCATCATTCTGCTTCTGATAGTTCTCATCACGCTGCTGCTTTTCGAGCTTGTATTGCTCCTCGGTGCCCTTATGCGCGTTCTTGATACGCATTTCAAGCACTTTGGAATCTTCCTCGACCATCTTGTTATAGCGATCCATATAGAGAGCCTCCATCTTCTCGTTCCTCTCATGCTCAAGGGCAAGAATCTTGTTGTTAAGGGCTGTCTTTGCGGCTACCGTCAGTTTCTTGTCGGTATCAAGCTTCTTTCTGAGGTCGTCGATTTGGTTTTTGTACTGGTTAAGGGTTTCAGCCCGCTGTCTTTCGAGATTATCGGCGATGAGTTTGGTAAGAGCCTCCTCCCCTTCACGGACAATCTTCTGAATTTCCTCTTGATGGCGCTTCTCCTCATTCTCTCCCGCCTTATTGGACCTATTCTTGGCACCCTTTGCCCCAGTCGTTCCAGCAGGAGTCCCTCCTTCAATTTTACCGTCTCCCAAGTCGGTACTTACATTCGCACCATTGGCAGCTTTCTTGGTAACTGTCTTCCGCTTCGTTGCTTTCTGCTTTTCCGGTTGTCCCAGTGACTTAGCCTCACTTTTGAATGTATCAGCAACATTCCCTGCTCCTTGCTTCACATTTTCCCATGTCTGCTTGAAATAATTACCTACGGCTTTGGCAAGCTGACTCATACCGTTCTTCATTGCCGAGAAGTCAAGAGTGAATAAGCCTTTCAATGCCGTGGCAGCACCGCCTATAATGCCCCCAAGCAATTTGAAAGAGTTTCCAATGTTCTTCACAACAACTTTCACGACTTCCCAGACAGAAGTAAAAGCTACTTTCAAGGCAGAAATAGCACCTCTTGCCATCAGTGAGTTGTTATACAGGTTTACCATCCACTTTATAGCTCCGGCAATAGCATTCACCAGAAACTGGAGACCCGACTTGACAAGATCACCGATAGTGCTCTTGAACGAACGGAACTCCGCACTGCTTGATGTGAGCATGTCATCGAGCTGCATGAACAATTCCAACGCAAGAGAAATGATTGCCGTGAGGATAAATGTCTTCATGGCTGCATTTGCTGTTCTCACGAAGCCCTGAATGGCGACTCTCGCCGTTATCATTCCTTTTTGCCAAGCAGACCCGGAGGCATAGGCTGCGGCAGCCTCTGTAGCCTTGATTTCCGCGGTCTTTGCCTTGTGCAGGGCTTTTTCCGTCTCTCCAAGCTGCGCTTTCTGGATAGTGAGCTTGTTTTCTATGAGAGAGCGCTCGTCAGCCGAGGCCGTCTCTACCTGTCTTTTTAGAGCCTCAACATTCTTTCTTTGCGCTACCTCTTGCTGTGCAAGGCTGTTCACATTCGCCGTAGCTTTTTCCGCATTGGCAATAACAGATGAACTTGAAAGGCTTGCAGACTCACGGATATGCTGCACTATCTTCACAAGGGAGAATGAGGCAAGGATAGTCCCCACCATTTCGGATAACGATTCAAAATTGTCGCGCACATAGGTGATTCCCTCCGTGATAGCATCCAAGGGACTTACCATTTTGTCTGATGCGCTGTCGAATATGGTTATCAGCAAGCTCTCAAAGGCAGATTTAAGAGAATCGATGGAAACCGTTACATTGGAATAACTCTGTTGGAACATTCTATCTGTCGTTCCTGCCGCATCAGATACGGTGGAGAGTTTCTTCTGTAGTCCGTCGAGACTGTTCATCAATGTCATGGCCGATGGCGCGGCAAGACGCCCGAACACATCACCAAGGTCCTTGACGGATGTTTTGGACTTCATAATGCCACTGTCCCGCAATTTCAGTAATGTCTTTGTCAGCCCTTCTGTCCTTACCGTATTCTGGTCTATCTGTATACCGTACTTCGCAAACACAGCAGCCTGAGCCTGTGTAGGCGAAGTGAGGCCCATGATAATCTGCTTCAACATAGTACCGGCCTGAGCACCTTTCACATTATTGTCCGCAAGGACACCGAGTGCGGCATTCGTCTCCTCAAACGACACTCCAAGGGTGTAGGCAATAGGAGCCGTATTCTGCATGGCTTCATTCAAACCGAGAATATCCGTTGCCGATGAAGAAGCCGTCTTTGACATGACATCATTTACCCTGTTCACCTGATCAACGCCAAGATGGAACGAATTGAGCATATTGGTCGTAATATCAGCCGCGTCACCCAAACCGATGACATTTGCCTGTGCAAGATGCAGCGTACCTTCCAACACAGAAGTGGCATCAGCTGCCGACAGCCCGTTTCTCGTCAGGTTCTCCATGGCCTCGCCAGCTTCCGTTGCCGTATATCTGGTAGAGCCTCCAAGACGGAGAGCTTCTTCGCGCATCATCTTGAAATCACCAGTCGTGGCATTGGTCACCGCCTGCACCTTAGCCATTTGGTCATTGAATGACCGCCCTACCTCCGTTATCTGCTGGGAGAGACCTGCGAAGCTGAGTCCGCCAAAAGCTCCGGCTATAATTCCACCAAGGTTGCGAACTCTTACTCCCAAAGCGTCGAGGGAGTTTGCCGCATCTTTATAGTTACCTACATTACGGTAGAACCGCTGCGTGGCAAATTCCGCCTCCTTAAGCTCCGTGGTTACGGAGTTTATTTTATTCTTCAGCTCCACACCGGAAGCACTTGCGCGTTCTGCCTTGCCAAGGCTGTCATACTCTTGCGTAAGGGAAGAAAGTCTCGCTCTAAGTTGAACGAGAGAACCGTTCTGTTCCTGCTGCACTTTCATCTGATTCGTCATCTGTCTTGTCAGGAGAAGGCTCGCATTTTGCTGCATACGGATATACTGTTGGGATGCGGACAAGGACTTGTTATACTCCTCCCTGCTGACAAGACCTTCCTTGAGCTGCTGCTTCAGCGACTTCTCTGCTTCCCTTGCATCCTGGATATTCTTTTGGTACTCGGCCATCTTTTTGATGGCATCGTCATATCTGACTTTTATTTCGAGTATCTTAGTTACTGCTTCGTTACTCATTGTTGTTCGACTTAATTAGGCTGTTTGGTATTTTGAGAAGCTGGACGGTGCATTTGCCGTCTGACTTCCTCTTTATGCTCTGGATTCCGAAATAGCTGCCGTATTGACGGAGATAGATGGGAATACTCATATCGAGGTTTGAAAGGGTAAACTCATCGAGTTCCATCATGTCTGTCACCACATAGAGGTGGCGCAGCATTTCAGCAAATATCTTGTACCGTGTATCCATCAGTCCTCCCTTGCTTCTGAACGAAAGCTCGTCAAACGTCAGGACGTCCAACGAGGACTGGTCCGTGGTATCCGTTGTGTTCTCCACAACCTTGTCATTATGGCGTACTCCGATACGTGGCTTGCAATCCTTGAACACAAACCCCTCCACCTCTTTTGCGAAAGATACATACTCAAAGATTTTCACACCCTTCAACTTGACATAGTTGACGACTTTTCCAGACTCATACAGCGGTATCTTCGCCATACCTCTGTCACTGTCACATCCCTCAAACGGCAATGTGAACACGTCATCTTCTGTACTCAGATATGGGTTCTCTATCTCGAAATAGCCCGAATACTTGGGATTATCGTCATCGTCAGACTTCCATTTCAACCAGTTAATCTGACTCCAGTCGTCCATCACGAAGTCAATGGAGGACGGCATATCATAGTCATTGGTAACAAAGTCAGACCAGTCAACAGCTTTCTCCACATTGTCAACGAGATCCTTGTAGAGGATAAGGCGGAGCTTACCATCAGTTATTACCGGATAGCCACCAACGATATAGAATACTCCCTTGAGGAAGTCTATAGGCTTCATTTCCGGGAAGTTCGGCTCGAAATAGATGGGGCTTGCATACTGGAAATAACCTACCTCTTGTGTGCTTTCCTGATAAGGGTGTGCTTCGGTAATACAAGGAATGACATCTATATAGCTGCTGTAGTTCACAGGTTCCCTCCCAGTCTTTGAGCTTTTCAGTATGATCTTGTTGCCATACGTATCAGCACAAGGAACTGTGCCGTCCCCTATGTATGCCCTGTCGGCACCATCTATCCAAACACGCCTTCCTTGGCGAATCTCTATGACATCCTCATACTTATACTCACCTATATGCAGTCCCTCCCAGTCGCTATTGGCCGGGTTGTCATTTGCGGAAACATCCTCCCAGTCATTCAGATATTCGTATCTGACCTCATACCATTTCTTTCCTCTATTGTCAACCCATTCGCCGCTGATATATGTCGCAGCCAAAGCAAGGAGCTTAGAAGCATCGTCTTTCCCATTTCCGTTGACAATGGTTAGCTTCACATCAGAGAAAATCTCAGCCTCAGTTTTGTCTATTCGTTCCGAATGAAGGAAAACGCGAATGTGGGCCTTCACTTTGTACTTCATATTGAGATAGTAGCCATACCATGCCCGGATATGCTTCGGATTTTTCACCTGCACTACCCAGCCTATCCGTTGATTCCCGAATTCTGGCGTATATGACTCCAATTTTGTATGACCGCTACCGAACTCCGTGGCTCTCGGCTCAAACGTCCACCTGAACTGATTCTGCTTCTGGAAATACTCACTGTCATTCATCGTGGTCATGGGACAGTACAGCGAATCCAGCAGTTTCTCGGTCTTCCTCACTTTTGAGCCGTCAGGATTTGTGTACTCCCTTGTGAAATCATAGGCAATTCCATACTTTTTCAGGATACGGTCAAGAAGATATGTAACCTTGAAGCTCGGGAGGTAATAGAGATACCCATAGAAATCATCGCCTATCACGCCGTTTGAGTAGCGCAGGCAAAGAATATTATCCTTGAACAGGTTCTTTGAGAATTGCGATTGCTTCCATTGCTCCCATATCACATAATTCGGAATTGTATTCTCGTCGGAAAATATCTCAGGGAGAGTTTCATCCACGTCTATGATATCCTGGATTGCAGACAAAGTTCCCCACGTAAGAACAATCTTATAGAAGCTGGAGTCTGTCCCGATCAAGTAAGCATTGGCAGGTCCAAGGACATCTACTCCGTTGCAATAATATCTCGCACTCATCCTCCTGCCAAGAGAGGAACGCATTTTTCTGTCAAAGACGTAGGAATTATGCTCCGCTGACTCCGGAGACTCGAATATCTGCCTGTTTGTGGCAGTCATCGGCAATTTGATGGTATAGGAGTGGGAACACTTCATCTTGCTTATGTTGGAAAGCATGACAGACTTCCATTCCAGCGATATGTTCGTATCGCCGATGTTCACCGCCTTGCCATCAATGTAAAGCATCTCAAACTGTTTCATAACATCTGTGCGTTTGTGTTCGGTAACAATATCTTGAACTCAAAGTCCTGCAGGACTTCAACTTTCCGCTTATTGGTGGAAGTGTCAATCACTACCGGCTCCCAGCCTACACTTGTGTCCTTGTGATACAAGTCTATGACGGGAGAAGTGAGAATACTCTCCAGCATATTATACTCCTCCTCATTCACATTAGGCGCACAGAGGTTCAGCGTGTTCTCGGAAAAGAAATACTGCTGTCTCTTTATGGACCGGAAGCTGTTTCCTTTCTTATCGACATAATTCATCGTCAGCTCCTGCCCGCCATCATCGTTCTTGATTTCCTTGACACCTTTCTGAAACAGCCAGTATTGGAGCCTTCCGTGCCTGTCTATCCAGCGCAGGAAGACCCCTTCGGAGGAATAATCTTCTACACATGTGACTATCTGCGCACTTGCGGGGTGGAAAGTATAGTCGAAAGTGTAGTCCCATGGCGTGAGAGTTGCCACAGTACCCGTCACCGGCGGTATTTCCTGAAAGGAGGCTCCGTCAAAGATAGTTACATTCATCGGGTAATTCTTGAACCAACGGACGGTTCTCGCTCCATTGAAACGCTCCCCCGGAGCTATATTGCCCCATATTGCTATGGTAGTGAACGAGAATATACCGGCGCCATCTGAAACATCAACACTCACCTTCATGGAACGCTTGTCAACAATGCTGTACACATCGAACAGCAGCTGCAAAGCTCTTGATATGTTTACAATGACAGTCTTCTCAAAACACATCGTCTCCAAAGAGAATGACTTCTCTCCATTGCTCACCGTCGTCGTCAAGGATATGGCAGAGCATTCCGACACCTTGATATAAGTCGGATTAAATGCGAAACATATCTCGTCCGGATATGCAACGCTTCCTAAGCTGTTACTTACTGTCCTCATTTTTCTTGAATTTATTATTTATCGTGTCTATTTCCAAAGCGAGGGAGTTGCCGACTCTCGTGGCTATTCTGCCAAGGGTGTCTTCAATGGCTTTTCCGTATATATCCCTTGTAATTCCCTTTCGATGCAGGAGGGTTCCTCTTTTCATAATCGAGTGAGCTATTGCTCCAGCAAGTCCCTGCAGCTTCATTTCCTGACTGATAACGGCACCACTCTTGGGCATATAGTCCGAATAGCTAACCCCTTTCTCCTGTATCCAGTCCTTAATGATTTCCACGAAGTTCTTAGGAACAGCTCCCGGAGCACGTCCCTTCTGGATATTTAGGAATACAGAGCTTCCAAATAGGATTCCACCAAACTGGTCCACCTGTATGGTCAGAGATTTCATCGTGCGCCCTGAGGCATTCACTTTCTCCTCAGTCATCCGGGTCTGGATATTCTTTTTCAGAATCTCCATTTCCTCTTGTACAATGCTCTTGATAGGATCCATTACCGTCGAGGATTAGTCATACACAATGCCTGCCCCGTCGTTTCTTTCAAGACTGGCTCGATAATAATGCCAGAATTGATACTATCTGTAGTATCAATAGGCACTTGATACTTCACATTCCCATGGATAGGTTCAAAATAGCCAGATTTATTGACGGCATCTATGAATCTCAGCGCAAGCCTTTTCATGCGCTCCACCACACAATCCTCAGACACCGCATCGTCATCATGCACGGTTCTGTCAAGGAACGCTATTGCGCAGTCCGGCATATCCCTCGCCTTTCCGTTATGCACATCAAAGTTTCCGCTTGACGGCTGTATGAAAACGACACACGGGGTCGGAACCTTGTCCAGATCGATATTGGCTTTCGTCCAGTCGTTATAGATGTAGTTCACCCCCTCTATCATTCTGACAACGGCGCGTACCTTACCCTCTACCGTTCCCAGCTGCCTGTCATTATCCACGACAATGGATTCTGTGACGGCCTTTACCTTTGTCTCTTTACTCGATCTCATCACTTACCACTTTTATGTTTATATACTTCACGGAGCCTGCGGTCATATTCCCTAAGCTCATTGTCATTCTTCATGCACTTGTAAATTCTTATCCATGGGACACTACGAACCTCGTTCTGATCCGTCATACCCATTCTTCTTGCATACCAGTCAAGAATACCGAAAGAGCCGAATTTCAACCTATCCACTCCAGCCTGCTTCTCTTCCCTGTCGAAATGAGGCTTGATAGATTCAAAGAGCTTATTGATACGGGCAACCTCCTTATTGCAGAAGCTGACGAACCACAGAACACGCTCTGCACTTTCACGCATAACCTCGTCCTCGTCAACTCCAAGTATCACCTTGCAGCAGTTTACGATTGCAGACATGCCATCGGGGTTGTCATGAAGGTCATCGAGCTGCCCGTAAGAAATCATATTCAAGTTCTTTGGTACATCTTTTCCACATACAGAAACAGGACGTGGCAGACCCTTGATTGCAGCATACTGTTCCTCCCTCTCTTTCTCTCCGGCACAGGAGAATATGAGCGCATAGCGATAGAATGGCAGGTATAAATGCCGTTTCTCCCTCGCTCTTCGTATTATCTTCAATAAAGACTTCATAATCTTCATGTTCCCAATGTGTTATGATTAATTGTTTGAATAAACTGTTACACTCGCTTTTATCCCCTGTCCCTGTGGTTTAACACGGCGGAAATACATCGCCATTATAAGTGCGTCCAGATAGTCAGGAGAGTGCCCGAGAATTATCTTCATAACCTCCTTCTTGATAATACCCAGCCTGCCGGTATCGCGGTCAATGTAAGCCTGCTTCAGCGCACCCAGCTCGTCCATTATATTCACCCTCTGATCAGGGGTACATATAATCCTTATGGCTCTCTTATTGATAAGTTCCGCCAGCTTAAATGCACACTCGCTCTTCAGACAATCGTAGCGAGGGTCCATAGGAGGAGCACCTCCATGAAACTCTTTGATACCTTCCAGATAAGACTCAAGGAACGAACCCATACCGTCCGCATCGACAATGGTAAGGGAACGGGGAATAGAATCCCGTATCATGAGATTCTTCAGCTGAGACTCCACCTCCTTGCCAGGAGAGTATGTCATATCAACAGGAATCCTGAACACATTCCCTACAGCAGACACAGCAACAAAGCGGTCATGTCCTTTCCCGGCAATATCCGCAGAACAGCTATGCGCACCAACTTCCTGTATGTGCTCATTATGGAACAGATCACTTATTGCATCAAAGTCGCACAAGGTCGCAGGGTCATCGTCATACTCGAAATTACCGAAATACAACCTCTGTACGGTGACTGGATCCGCTTGAAGAAGGTTGTCAAGATAAGCTTTCTCAAGATGAGGATTGTCCGTCGGAAGAGATTTGATAAATTTCCTCGTCTTCCTGATGGTTCCCTCCTTGTCCGGCTTCACAAATTCGTTGTAAATCCAGTTCCTCTTCGGGTTACAGGTATAAAGGGATTTAGGAATTGTGTGCCAAACTGTTCCGTCGGGGTTCTTCCCCCTGAGAAGGGAGAAGCGCCCGCGTAATACTGATACTGCCTTTTCGCAAATCTGCTGAGCCTCGTCAAGAAAAGCGTCGGTGATTTCCAGAGAGCCTATACGGTCAAACTCCGGGTCCGAAGGTTTCAACTTAAGGTCGAAAAAAAAGATTTGACTGCCATTTGCGAAGTTGGCAATCATATCTGTCTTATTGTAGGTGACATAATCCCGCAAGCCAAGCAGCTTGAGTACCTTGAAGAAAGTAACAAGCGTGGTGGTCTTCAATCGAACAGACTCCTCTCGGGCTATCAACCCAACGCTTCCGGCCATCGTCACACGTCTCAATATCTGCCACAGGCAACCGAGGAAGCTCTTTCCACCGCGCGCACCACCTCCGAACATCACCTCATTCACGGCGGTGTCATTAGCAGAAAGGTACTTCATTGCGAGTGCCTGTTTTCTGAAAAGCTTTACGGTTACAGAGTCTTGAGACATTGATATTTCCAACTTTAAAAGCAGGGCCTCGCGCGTGCGCACACGAGGAAAGCAATACGCTTAGCGTGGGACAGGACAGATACAGTGTAAAAAAAGTAAAACTGTCCACCCTTCCCCACAGCCTTATTCTATTTGACTGCTCACTTTCCTTATCCTCTGAAATGCAAACCCCTCTTTCGGGACCAACGCCAAGTCCAGAACCTCAAGCAACTTCTCCACATGCTCGATGTTCAGCCCCCGCTTCCCTGTGAGATACGAAGACAAACTGTGCATATTTACACCTGCACTTGCAGCAACCTTATTCAATGGCTGCTCCGTCTCGTTCACCCTGAGCCGGATTTTCTGTCGAATCAGTGTGTACTTTGCACTAAGGTCAATAGGTGAGTTCCCCGCTTTTGCCAAATCCGTCCTCTCTGGTTTGTAGTCCTTCGGACGCACGGTGAGACCAAGATACATCACCAGTCTTTCTACATCGTCAATAGGACATCCCCGCTTCCCTGTGAGGAATGTCGAGAAATTCTGCTGTACCAGCCCCAGATCCTCACATACTATCTTCTTCGATATACCCAGCTCCTTGATTCGGAGCGCAATCTTTTCTCTAATTGGTGTCATAGCTTATATTCTGTTGTTTTTCTCTTTCTTTATGTCGAAATGGCGGAACAATATATCCACCTCATTGTCAATAATAGCGTCATCTCTTGCCCCTACAACCTGTTTTGACACCTCACGCTCCTGTTCTATTATCTCGTTGATGTCTTCGTCAATAGTATTCCTTCCAATGAGATAATAACAGTTCACTGCGTTCTTTTGTCCGTTTCTGTGAGCCCTTGCTTCGGATTGTTCGCAGTCTGAACAGGTCCAAGGGAGTTCTATGAACAGTTCATGCGAGGCAGCAGTAAGAGTTACCCCACATCCTCCGCTTCTGTAGTTTACTACGATGAGCTTACACGAAGGATTGTTCTGAAAGGAGTCGATGGAGAGCTGCTTCTCCTCTGCGGAGTCTGAACCTGTTACGGTAACAAGGGAAGGGAAATGCTTCTTTAACTCCGATACTACTTCCTTGTGGAATACGAATACGATGAGTTTCTGCCCTCCGTCTATGACATCATGGATAAACGGGATGGCAACTCTCATCTTTCCCAATGCGGAGAGCCGGCGGAGATATGATACCCTCACCATCATCTCCCCTCGCATGGACTTCTTTATCTTCTTATTCGACAGACTTGCATATTCCTTCAAGAACTTCACAAGGTTGCCTTCCGCAAGAGAATATTCCTTTCGGTTCGATATATCCACAGGAATATACTGCCTCATCTTCTCCGGAAGGTCTTTCAAGACCAAAGACTTGTCGCGTCTGAAGAAACAGGTATTCCATAACTTCATATTCAATTCAGCGTTATTGCTCGAGCCTGAAGCCCCTTGACAGTACCGACGGCGGAATTTAGCCACACCGCCGAAATCGTCTATCCTACGCATAATCTTCAACTGCTGAATAAGGTCCGCATTGCCAAGGACAATCGGTGTCCCACTAAGCATGAAGATATATTCAGGTGTCTGACAAATCTTCTCCAGATACTTTGCATACTGGCAATCGGGAGATTTCGTGTGATGACACTCGTCTACGATTACCGTATTGAACAGCGACACATGGGAGTCGGGAATGATATTCCTCATCGTATGGGAATTGTTCACCACACGGGAAATAAAGTATTTCCTGATACTCTCATAGTTCACGATTATGACGGAATAGCTTCCTGTCTCCACATAACGCCACCAGTCATAACGATGGTCGTCATCAATGATAAGACAGTTTTTCTTCGTCCATTTCTCAAACTCCCTCTTCCATGTCTCTTTCATCGCCAAAGGACAAGCCACGAGTACCGGATACGATTTGGCCAGCCAGCATGCTCCTACTGCCTGAAGCGTCTTACCGAGTCCCATGTCATCGCAGAAGAAGGTACGCTTCTTTTCCAAGGCATAGCGCATACCCTTGATTTGATAGTCATACGGTTTGAAAGGTATTCCCGCAGGTAGTTTCATCAGCGGCATACGGTCGGCAAAACTGTGGTGAATCCCTTCGTCACTATCCATTTCGATAACTTCCGATGCGAGGTGCCTCTTGACACAGAACAGGCCAAAGTCCCTTACGAAAGATAACTGATTCCGGGGACATATCCACATGCTCTCACTTTCAGAGAATACCATTCCTGGTATCTTCCGAATATAATGTGAGAGCAACTGTGTCGTCTCCATACTGACACAGACATCATCTTTTCTTTTTATGATATATACAGGTGTCATCAATCATTTTCGTCAGGATCGCCGACCTTGAACTCCTGCGGCGATTCCAAATCATCCGTGATGAGGTTGATTACCTTCGGGAACAAAGGTTGCCCGTCTCCAGTGATCTCCTTGCGCTCCGTAAAGCCCTCATTCTTTCCGAGGGTGGAGAGAATGTAGCGTACCATATTTCCGTCAGGACGCTCTATCCATCCTATAAGACGCCCGTCAGCCCCTATCTTCGGTATTCCTACGGTAAGGGCACGGGCAGCGTCAAGCGCGCTGTCAAACAAGCGCATTTTGCAATCTGTAGCAATCTCCTTGAAGTCAGGGTCTTCCTTACACCAGTTATATACTGTCTGCCTCGTGACTCCAAACGCATCGGCTATGCGTGAGTAATTCCCATGGCAAGCCTCTGCAACTTCTCTGAATTTCTTTAGTTCTGGTAACATAATTCTTACTCAAAAAGATTGCCTTGAACAGGTGGTCTGCGCGTTCCCGGGTTTCGGGCTATCATGTTGGCAAACCACCAGTTCCGGCAAGTGTTGAAATAAACATTTCGTGATTGAGGGAGGCTCCAGTCTATGAACCTGTTGCTGATTTCCATTCTCCTTGCATTGATGATACGGCAGCGGATAAATTCGTTATCCACCTCCAGAACCTCGCCGCAGCTATATCTGAATGCAAGATGCAAGTTCTTCTTCCAGTCGAAATTCAGGTCAACACCGCACAGATAGTAATACGGAGCATCCTTCAATTCAAGATTCCAAACCTGCTTCATGAAAGGATATACTCTGCGATCATTATATCCAAGGAGAGATTTCATACAATGCTGGCTAAGATTCACGCCACTTACATAGCGCAACCAAAGGATTTTGTAGATACCTTTAAACTCTGCGAATTCAATTTTTACCATTTCTAAATTCCTTTTTTTGTTCTGATTATAATCTTATTTGCATCCTCAAAGATACAAAAAAATAACCAGATATGCAATGTTTTAGCCCTCTTGTTTAATCATATTTGCAACCTCCCGAGGCACGCTCTTACTTGATGTTTCCTTCCTCATCTTCAAAGCCGAACACCTTCAAGGCTTCGTGCTGTCTTCCGTATCTTTGGTTATTGGGCAGCTGCATATTGAACTCGTACTCCAACGCCTTGATATATGTCTCACGAGGAAGCTCTCTGACCTTCTCACAACCAAAACCGAAATACCCGGACTTCTTATAAGACATGAAGGGTTTCAGTCCGAAACGCTCGGGGAGTGCCTGAAGCTGATCCTCAGTGAGGTACTTTTGGAAGAACCACTGACCTTGTGAGATAACGGCGGTCAACCCCTTGTCGTCAAGGAACATCACACTCATGGCATCATCTGTCGTGTTACGCTTGGCATTCATGGTTTTCTCGGCAACCTCTCGCATGCGACCGCTGAAGAACACCTTCCCCCCCATTTCACAGAAAAGATTGAGACACGCAAGAACACCGTCCTCTCCCTCCTGGCATGTTACGGAATTGATAACGGCATCGCAGATGACATACTGAAACTTTCCTTTCTTCCTGACGAAGTCAAAGAACTTATCTATCATGTCGTTACCCTTCTGTATGGAAATACCCACACGATTATGATTGAAGAATTCCAGACCGATGGCATTGTAGTAGTTATGCTGAATGCGTACTTTGTCGATACACATAGCCTTACCACAACCGAAGTCAAGAATCTTCGTGTTTTTCGGCTCCTCCAGCAAATATTTCACTACCTCACGATAGAGGATGGACCAGTCTATATCCTGATGACGAGGAGGCTGAGCTAACCCCTGTACAAACTCCGGACGCTCAAGGTTATCGTAGCAGAATACGCCGTAGTCTTTCTTGAAATAATAGTCGAATACTTTCCGCTTGCCAGCTTCAAGGATATAGCAATGAACTGGAATATCAAGCTTCTGACAAGCATAGACGTAGTTGTTGCCAAATACAACTTCACCTCCACAGACAATCGCACACAACGCGTCACCATAGCGTAGAATCAGGCGGCACATGTCCTTCACTATCGAAGGCTGGTTGGCAGAATGTACATCAAACTTATCGTTAGCCACTCCCGTATAGAACTCGCCCTCCTTCAACGAGGTATCAAGACATTTTCCAAGTTCTTCCGGTTCGTACTCCACTCCATTGTGAATGAGGTTGAATGACATTTCATCTTGCATCTTCACATCATGAACGAAGAAACACGGGGCCTTCTCTATGCCGACCTTTCCAGCAGCCTTAGTACGCTGGTGCCCTGCTACGATGGTCATTGTGTCCTTATTAACGATGATCGGGAGAATGAATCCCAGCGTTTTAAGACTCCCCTGCAACTCAACGAAAGCCTCATCGCTCAGCTTGCGCGGGTTGTAATCAGCAGGATGAATGTCTTTGAAATTAACGTATTCCATAAATTATCTGATTATTGATTTTCAAGTCCAAGATTGTTTTTCGTCATAAGTTCCTTGATGAAACCGAAGTCAACCCCAGCCTCGTCAACATACTCTTCATATAGTTCACGCAGAAGATCGTACTCCTCGCGTGTTACAGGAACGCTATACTTGCCGAATGAAAGCATGTCTATCTTTCTCGGCTTACTGCCTTTCGTGAAAGCGATTGCCGTAGGGTCATCATCAGGATTGTAGAATATTCCCTCGTCGAAGCCCATTCCTACCAGGGCTACCTCATCGTATATGTCCTCCAGTTTGTCATAGTCATACTCCCCATACTCCTTGTTGTCCTTGACAATAAGCTCTTTCTTCTGTTCCTCGTCAAGATTCTCCTCGTAATCAATAGGAATGATAGGGGCTTCACACCATTTTGCCCAGAAGTCTATGACAGCTTCTTTCTCATGCTCGGACATTGTCGCATACTCCTCATTTTCCTGCAACACGACTTTCCACGAGAACGGCTCCTTCCCCAAGATTTCTTCCTGAAGAATTCGAGTCCGCTGATTTCCGCACAAAACGACATATTCCTCATCAGTAGTTATCAACTTAGCCTCAAAGAGCATTTTAGGAAACAACATAACACTGCACTGAAGTTTTTTCCGTGCCTCCGGCGTAATCTTTCGCGGATTGATGGGATTCATCTTCAATTCCCCAACATTAATTCTCTTGATCATTTTCGTCTTGCTTTATTTTCTTTGATTTCTTACTTGCTTTTTTCTCTGCCTCAGCAGCCTTGACAGCCTCAGCTTCAGCCTGTGCAGCAGCCCTTGCAGCTACAACGGAGCCATCGGGATCCAAAATGTGCATGAGGAAACCGTCGAGAGACCCGTCATGTTCCTCCCTGTATTTCTCCGCCTCACGGGAAAGCATGTCGAACTCGTTGTCCGTGATGTAGAATTCAACATATCCGCATTTGAATTTCTTCAATGTGTTTTTGTTCTGCTCCAGACCTTGGTCATTTATCTTGTCGCTGTAGTCATAGAGGTCCCATGATACGGTACCGAAGAAGTCGCTGATAAGGTCACGGTTGAAGTGCTTTCGCAGAATTTCCGGATCATCCTCGCCGGCATGGAGGTTATCTTTTACAAGAAGCTCTTTCTTGTCTTCTTCAGTCCAGTCGTCAAGAGTGCGACAGGGTACCAAGGGATTACTCTGCCACTCTATCCAATGAGAGATAAGCTGTTCCTGCTGCTCTTGACTCATGTCACGGAAAATAGTCTGCTGCGCAAGGAAATCCTCAATGGTATCCGCATCCATCGTCATGATGTTTCTGAAACTTACACATCGTGCATTTCCACTCCAGATAACAGAATCTGAGTCAATGCAAATAGGATGCACATCGTGCATCCATGGAGACAGGAGAATGCTTTGCGTAAGCTTGTCCTGCATGAAATCAGTAATCGTTCTCGGGTTTTGCGGATTAACCACAAGTCCCCTGACATCTAACAATTTATCCATCTGTAAAGTCTTAATTATATTTGCGCACAAATATAATCATTTATAATCAATTATTGCATAAATGATTATATAAATCGTACTTACAATAGCCGTAAAACTAAGAAAAGCGGCTATCTAACAGCAATATAGCTTCCAAAAACAACAAATAGATTTTGTTTTTCAGAGATTTTTCATTATCTTTGCAGACAAGATTAATACAATTCCTTTCAGTTCTGCCTTTCGTATTTGCGGGAGGTTACTTTTTGGATTGGATTAAATCTTATTTGCATTTTAACCCAGAGTAACTGTGAAGTTGCTCTGGGTTTCTTTTCTATTAGGAAGCAATACTTATTGCTTCTTTCGTTTCATGACACATACGGCATGAGCTTCTTCCAATTTCATTGTTACAAGCTCCCAGCCCATACTTCCAAGCTCGTTCAGTTCGTATTCCACTTCTTCCGATGCGGACTCCTGACATAGACTACAGGTTGCATACAAATGGCAAACCTTATATTCAAAGGAAACACTGTTCATATATCGTTTATGTCAATAATAAGAAACCATATACTAATGATTTCCTTTAAGATCCTCGCCACGTTTTTCCAATATCTTACAATGTTTTATATCGACACACGTCTTACATTCTGGAAATGTCATACACATTCCGGGGCGCAGCTCATTTCCGCTTCTCTTCTGCTCTTTTTGTTCCATATTCCATATATTTGATTATTCACCGGAAGGCTCTCTCCGGCTACCTTTTTCCCATTCCTCTGTTTGACCGTTCTTTTCTGCGACAGCGTCATAGAATCTACTGGCGAAGTAGTCAGACAGGCTACTTGCAGTATGTCTGCAAACATCATCTATAAACGATGTTTCCTTCAGATGATGTATAGCTATTGCCAGATGTATAAAATCTCGTTCGTTGTTCATCATCCCTCTTTATTTAAAAGTTCATTTCTAACTTTCTGGCTACCTTTACAATAGGAGTCATACTGAATTGCCCCAATAGCAAGAACAAGCAATATGATTCCTACTACAATCCAAGGCCTCTCCATGTGAATACTAAATGGAGACACACTAATTGTCGTTCGCCCGACAAAAAACATAAAGGCTACAAAAACAATGATACTTAGTACAATTTTCATAATCTTACTTTATTTGGTTATCAATAAATTTATCCAATAATCCTTGTTCTTTACACATTTCCAGTGCTTCCATAAAGTAGTATGGAGAGTTCTTTATAGCAGTCATTCCACTCGTTCCTTTGCGCCACATTTCAGTCTGCCAGTCCTCCATTGTCATGGTGGTGGATACATTATGTTTCTGCAGCACCTTGTTAATCTCTGCACATTCCTCGTACGCTTCGTTTATTTGAAACACATTACGGACGCAAATAAGGATATAACCACCGTAGTTAATAAGAATCTTCTCAAAAGCTTCCATAACTCATTATTTCATGAAACACATCCATATCGTGTGATTATCTTTACCAGAAGTATGACCGAAGAGTGGTTCCTCATCTTGCGCTATTTTATCGCACATCTGCTGTATGCGATAGTTCGCCATTTCACTTGTGCCATACTGAGCATGAATTTCCTCACACCTTTTTTGCACATTGAATTTCTCTGTTGGTTTTGCTCGCTGTTCCATATTACACCTCCTATGCTCTACTTTTTACTTCTTGAATTAATGATTCGTCAGAAAGTTTGTCGATATTATTTTCAACAAAATCAGCTATCTCGTCATCATCAAAGCATTGCTCTGAAATATCCCCAAGTCCTCCTAAGTCATCTATATGGCTTTTCAAAAACTCTTCTTTTTCATCCCAATGCAACTCATTGTAAACATCTTCGATGTCTATTGACACTTTTACTTCTACTGTTGTATTCATAATTCAATTTTGTTACGTTCTAAAATCTTTCTGTAAAACTCATTCTCATCTTCCAGCTCCTTTATCTTTGCTTTCAGACGCTTAACTTCCTTGTTGTACCCTTGCCGCTCAAAAGCAGCAAAAGTCTGCGGTTCTCGGTAGCAGGTGCAGCGGCTTATGTCACCAGTCCATGCGACTGCATCGCATCCTGGAATAAGCACCTTGCCAACGCCTTCGATGTTCTCATAATGGCATTTCATTTCCCTGACCTATGTGGTTGATTGCCTGTAATAGCCCAATCTGGCACATAATCATACTCAATTTCTTCCATTGTCAGCTTCTTTTAATTGTTGTTCTAATTTGTTATATATAACAAGGCTTCTGTCAAGCTCTTCTTTCAATTTTGCCATTGCTTCGTATTCTTCTTTTTGACCAAGCATCTGGAACTGTATCCTCATATTCTCGATATGTATTCCTATGGCATTAAAGTTGCACCGCTTAATCGCCAAAAGGATTTCATCAAAACATTCGTCCATAACACTTATCTCTTTTTCTATCCGTCTCAACCACCTCGATAGCATATAACAGATAATAGCTACAGCTGAACAGTTAAGGGTTATGATAACCCAGTTCACAAAATATCCAATATCTTTCATGCCTACTTTTTTAATAGTTTCCTCGCATTAAACCCGCACCATGTGCAGATTCCGAGTACCACATTAGGTGCATAGTTTTCTCGTCCGCACTTAGGACATCTTACAAGAAGCAGAGTGCCGTCACTCTCCTGCATTACGCCATTCTTTAATATTTTACTCATTTTTTATGAACCTATTTGATAGTACCGTCTTCAAGAAGGCGTTTCACCAACTCAAAAATGCAATTGAACAACGAAATCCCTTTACACTCTATGTAACATTCTCTTTGCGAATTACAAAATTCGACGGACGGATTCTTATATTTTGAAATGAATACGGTTCCTGTTGGAACAAGTTGTAAGAGGGCACTTAGCGACCACGCTGGATAATCTACTTGCAATCCATCCTCTTCGCTGTCACATATTTCTGGAAAAGTGTTCCCTGTTGGGTACACAGGATAGTACATATCTGCAGAATGTTTATCTATCCCAAGTTTAAGGAGCTCCTGGGATTCCTCTTTTGTCGTACATACCTGTCTCATACTCGTCCCTCCGTAGACTGGATCAAACTCTTTTGTCTTTCCGTAGCAATCTGCTTCAGGTTTGTAAGGTTATCAAACTCTTCTGTAGTAGCACCCGCTTCAATCCGAGATATTATCTTCTTCGACTCACTCAAAAATGTCCCTTTATTCATAAAAGAAAGTTATTTAGGATGGTGCTCCGAGACAGCACCATCCGTTAAGTTAAAAAGATTAAAGATTAAATGCTGTGCAAGGACGCACATAGTTACTGCTGCACTTGTAGCCGTTGCCCAAGTAACCATTGCCAAAGCTCAATATCCAACTGTAATGCTGGCCGCTCTCGCTGCTTGACCAGTAGTAGTCATCGGTCTTCATAGGCTCTCCACCGGCATACTCCAGAGCCTTATTGAGCTGCTCCCTCATACGGTACATGGCCACAAGCATGGCTGCCGTCGGGATAAACTCTCCATCGTTCAGCGGTATGTCAGTACCGGCTTCCACGATGTGCTTCGTATGTGCTTCGGCGTCCCAGTCAAAGATAGCATCAACCTCTCTCTTATAAAGAGGGCTTTCTTTCTCGCACTCGTCTGAGTCCCTGACCAAAGCATATTGCTTAGGTAGGTCTTTCAGAGCTACGGCAAAAGCGCGGCCGCCAAATATGATACCGATAGACCTAATGCCGTCTTTATCATTTTCGCCAGTGAACAGCTCATGGTGGCCGTCCTCGTAAATGAGGAAAGCAAGCTCTCTATGCGTATCGACACAATGCTGGATATAGCTAACATCCTTGTCAGGCGCTTCACTAACTTCCTTCCCTTCCATACATGGAAATTCCTTGTACTCCATTATGAAGTCAAAAGCTTTCTCTGCATCTTTAACATTTCCCATTGCTCTAAGCAACAGGAACTTAATTTTCTGACTTTCTTTCAAATGCATATTCGTAAATATTTACAGTTTATAAAATGATTATTTCTATATCTTTATTTGCTAATACTTTCCACACACTTTATCGTAAATCTTAGCGCATAAATCTATATCGTAAGCCGCATCGTGCAACTTATTTTCTTCAATGCCAATGCCCAACTCCTGGGCAACGGTAGCCTGCTTGAAATCAACCATCAGATACCTTTTACTGGCGAGGAATGGAGTAGCGAGAACAAGGCAGTCAAAGGAATTCGACCAGAAATAAGAACCGAAATATTTAGAGTCATTCCTTTCAAACCACTTGCGCAGGAACTGGTCATCAAAATGCCGGTTATTATATCCGACAAGGAAGAACTTATCCTTTTTATCATACTTATTGACGTACTTGTTTAGCATATCAATAAATTTGTCGAATACCTCAGCCATTGGGCTGAAGACCTCAACTGCTTCCTTAGTAACATTCCCTACCGCCAATGCGTCAGGATCATATTCAGCTCCATCATGTGGCGCGATCTTGAAATCAAAAGTCTCTATAATTGCACCATCTATAACTACTCGCCCGGATATTTGGTGAACACCATGTTTCTCAATATCAAGACCTGTAGTCTCCATATCATAGAATAATAATTTCATAATTTATTGTTTTATAGTTCATCTATATTCCCTTCATAGTTCCAAAATCCAAGCCTTCCTTTAGCTGCAATAGGTTTTTTGAACAATACAGGATTACGCACTTTCCAATTCCACACGTGATCCTCAGCCCATATAGAGCTATCGTTCATGACGCAATCATATATCTCTACGGAACCTATTATACAACCCTCGGATAGAGAGTTTTCTCGCTGCTCCTTTTGCATATTCGCATAACATCTCTCGAAAGCTGCTATTTGCTCAATGCTCAGATAATCGCTAAGCACCCCCGTATATTTGGCAGCACTCGCATGAATAAGAATCCTTCCCCTAAAATGAGTTCGGCGCGTCCGGTTCTCTACGTCTTTTATCCCTGTTACAAGGAGCGCAGCCCAAGGCTGTCTTACAGATAAAACTTTCATATTTACTTTCCTTTGAATATGTTATACTTTGCGTTCACACTGAATCCCAACAAGAGGCAGGCATAGTCTTTCGGAAGATACTTTCTCACAGATTCTTTCCAATATACTTTCGGAGAGAATTCACGATGAGCCATAATATATGAGGATATCCTATCGACGAATGAGGATACCATCGCACCCGTATAGGTACTTCTGCTCACTCCCGACTGCAGACCAATCTTATACATATCGCAGAAACCATATGTACTTTCCAACATCTTGTAAGATAACTCGAAGTCTATTACAGGCTCCAAACTTGCAAAAGTCTTAATCCCTTGGCCATGCAGAAACTGCATGGCTGCAATTCTATCCGAGTTTGGTGCTGCACCATGCTCCATAGCATCCTCCCCTGTCAGGGTAAAGCCTACACATAGAAACTCTTTGGCTTTATCGTTCTTGACAAGGTTCATAGTCTCAGCGTCATCAATCCACTCCGTACACTTCGTAAGAACCATGACAGGAATGTTTCTTATTATCAGATATTCTATACAGCGCATTGTCAATGGCCATGTTTCCTTCAGGCACGGGTCTGTCATGAAAGAAAAGAACACTCCACCGTTTCTGATAATGCTCGCTCTGTTCGGCAAGACCTCCTTACGAAAATGTTCAAAGGCGTCATTCTCATTCTTGAAAACTTTCTTGAGCTTAGGTTCTCCTCCCCACACAGTAGAAAGAACACCATGCTTGCAATAACAGTAATCACAATCATTTGAGCAGCCCGTGAAGAAATTAACTGCCCACTGAGCATACTCGCCAGCTTTTCCGGTGGGCTGGTATAATGCCTTCCCACTATATTTCTTTTTCTCTTTCTTGCTCATATTCATGCAGGATTTGTAGATGGTCCCTTTGTCAGTTCCTTCCACATAGAACATATGACTTCTTTGAAACTCTTTGTTTTCCCAGAAATAAAGTGCCGAATAGTCATGGAGCTTTTAATCCCCATACTCAAGGTGCACATACTATCCGTGGTTTTAATTTTCAGCTTTAATCCACGTATATCCATGTTGGACTCTTTTTTCAATTCCTCTATGGAGGTGAGAACCTTGCTCATCAACTCCATTTTCTCACTGTTTGTTGCCATTTTATTCTGTTTATATTGTTTACTAATATCCGAACACGAGCATCGCCGCATCCCTTCCGTGTTCACTCGTTCTTCCTTGGTAATGACATAATCCCCTGAAAGCCTGCTCTGTCATCTTCGTCGCATTATTCTTTGGAGGAACCATGTCAAAGTCCACATTTTCATCTTTCAAGAAGTCTTCCCATACCGAAGCGTCTCTCTTCACCGAGCCGGCTCCTTGCTGGATATTTCTCATATGTCCATCTTTCGCATACTTATCATTGAACCATTTCCTTTGCCTGGCATCCTCTACTCTGATTACGAAATGAAAACCTTTCCGCTTCCATGTTCGTATTCTTTCCTGTACCCGGAAGATTGCCTCGTGTATTTTCATTGTCTTTACAAGTACAAATTCCTTGTTCTTACAATCCCATTCTGCATATCCGGTATGAACACCTGTATCAATGCCAATAGCGAAGTCGAAAGCCGAACGATGCTTGAGGGAAGCAAATATATCTTTCTTTACCATTCTCCTTCCTCCAGTTGAGTTTTTGTAAACAAAGGCTCAAAACAACGCGCTTCGCTTTCATCGAGCCCCGCGAAGTTCCCTTTAGAAGGAAAAGACTTCAGGTACTCATAGAACCGAAAGAACAGAGAATCATCATCACCAGTTCTGTCTTCGAGAACGAGGAGAAACTGATAAATTCTATCTGATTCATTAGCAAGGTCGTTCGCATCTCCTTTGCTGAGTCCAGAGAAAGCATTCAGCTCACCAATGGCTTTTGTAGCTATCTTAAAGTTCTTTCGATCCTGAAAGCGTAGCTCATAATTTGCTTTCTTGAGCCATCTCTCTGTATCCTTCAGCGCACATGAAAGAAGCTCTGATACCAGATACAAGAGGTTAAGTCTGCAGTTAGCATTAAACTCACTCGCCTTAGTCAGGTCAAGCTTTGCTCCATTTGATTTTTTGTATTCATCCATACTACTTCTGTTTAAAATAGTCCAACAAGGTGTTTAATTCCCCATTGATACAATATTTATCATAAATAATCTCATCGCCTTTATAAATTCTAACAGCTGTAAGGATTATCCCTGACTCCCGCATAATTCCGACTTCTTCTGTTAGAAATATAGCTTCACGGAAAGGCTGCAGATCTTCCTTATCGTTCAATAGCCTTTGTCGCACGGTTTTCTTCCCTTCATTTGCATTGAAAAACTCCAATTCTACTTTATATTTCCCGTCGATGAAAGGTGAAATTGCTCTGCCAATAATATTAATATTTCCCATCTTAGGTTCTCGCATTGAACTTATGGAAATCATTGCGTACAGCTATCACCGACACTCCGTTAGGATATTCCCTATGGAGCCAAGCGCAATAGTCTGTTGCACACTCTATAGATATACCACCTATGATGGCGATGATAATATCCGTCTCTGAAAGTTGATTTTTCTTGCTCATCTTACTTTTTGAATTAATATCTTATTTGCACTTGCAAATATAATCATTTATTTTCAAAATGACTATATCTTGATTATATTTATTTTTATAAAGTCCGGACGACTTTCACAAGCGGTCCGAACAGACAGAAAAGCTTCAGGCAGTCGCCTGAATTTATTGTAAGGTTATGGGTGTAACCCTCATCGTATCAAGATTCAGGTAAAGCCCGTTAGTATCTATCGCACCTCTTGTGAACATCTTCCATAGCAGGGCGCATCCGAGTTGTGCAAGTGTCGAGTTGATAAACAGGTCTTGCTTACTAAGAGCCTCGGCAAGAGAGCAGCTTGGCCCTGCCTCTTTTTCATTTACTTTTCTCAACTCAAACAAGTCTGTTACAGACTTTAGAATAGATACACAACCTTTATTCTTAGGCTGTTCTATCTTATGCCCAGCCGTTCCAAGTATTACCTGCCCCCTATCTGTAAGATTCCCAAAATCTAACCAATAAAGAAATTTCTGATCATCATATCCATAGTCACATTTTCGGAGCTTATCATCGATGATGAGGCGAGCTTCCACTGTGTCAACACATGAAACTACGATATTAGTAACTGCGGAATCTCTTCCAAACATCACTGGCTCACTTTTCCACGCAGTACCAAAGAACATATTCAGTTTGGAAACGAGGACGTTCGCCTTGTTTAGCCCAACCTCCTGCATAGAGAAGAGCTGTCTGCCACAATTGGCCTCTGAAACAATATCTGCATCATAAGCAGTCACTTGCATGCCGGGATGTCCGAGTTTCCTCAGTGCATAGTTTATTCTACCGAGAGAAGTCAGGACTTGCGACCCTGTTCCGCCAACACCCACAAGGGATACCGTAATCTTATGCCGTGGGTTCAGTAAATAATTGTCGATATAATGCTGCTTTTTCATTTTAGCAAATCCTTTAGTGTCTTTTTCGATCTTATCAATTCATCAATCGGAAATGGCTTTCCTGTCGATATGCACTTCTTCGTTATGGTAGCAAGGTTCCCTTTTACAGGGTTAGTGCCAAGTATATGAGCAAACTCTGATTTCCAGAACATTGTTTCCCAGTATTCTATCCAGTTCTCAAATGTACTCTCATTCGGTTTCTGAACTTTCGCAGTACCAAGACATACACTGTCGCCTACATTGAAGAAAGGGGCGTTATATAATATCCGCCTTGGTTTACTTCCCTTATAGGCATACACGCTTAATGTCCGTCCCTCGGCTACATAGACGAGCCCTGGGATCATCATTTCACCATTTGGAATATCCAACACCTCAGCAAAATACATCATCCTCTTTTCAGGCTTCCTGTACCAAATAAGCTTGACGCTTTCTATCTTGCTGCTTACATACAGCAGATTATCTGGAATAGTACCATGTAGAGAGTCCATGGTCGCCTGTGTTTTTGTGTACCTCTCGACAACCTTCATGATATTGGAAAGCATTTTGACGCTTAATGGTTCCGCTACGCCGAAAATTCCATTCTTTATTTCCCTATGCTCCACATATGCTCCATTTTCTGTTTCGCATGAGCTTTTGTAGAAAATTAGAGCATGCGTCGGAATCAACCTATTGCTTAGAATATCCTTTATCTTTCCCATAATTATCAAACTTTTCTGCCAGTTTATTAAATTTATCCATCCAGTCTCCAAACCTTTTTCCGAGATTTCTGTCAGCCTCAAACTCTCTTATGTCGTCAGCTTTAGTTTTTCCTGTCAAAGGGAGATTGTTCAGCCACCTACATGCCTCCATCCCGCTCTGCATATTTGAATTCAAGCATTCTAACAGTTCATCTCCCATTCCGTCTTTGGAACTATAGAGAATTGAAGTAGTCCATGGAATTGCCATTCTCTCATCATCGTATTCTTCGTCATAAGAATCAGGAACAAAATCGTACCATCCAACATACATTTTACTTATCAGAGGAACCCCTTCTATCATACATTCAATAAGTTCAACCTCGTCCTTTTTGCATACAGGAAGATACGCTTTAAGCTCATCCATGATGTCATTACTACTCAGGCGCTTCTGGCTGGAAATCTCTTCAAACAATTTATAGAAAGAACCGCCATTCCTGTATTGTTTTGAAATCAACAGCTCGTCTTCGTCACTTTCATCGCTAAACTCCTCATTACTTTCATCTATCCAGTTCACGATAGCGTCAAGATAATAATTCGAGTTATTTTCAACTGCTCCGATGTCTATACCCATGCTGTCAGATATGAACTTTATAAAATCCTTGTAGATTCTACCTCCCTCTGGAGAAAGGAACTGCGCTGGAGCGCAATAGAAAATACATATCGTGTAATCCAACTCCTCAAGGGGATAATAGATAACAAAGCTTAGATATTTCCCTTCATAGTCCCTGCTCAGGCTCAATTCATATCCTGCAGATAGTACCTGCCCGCTTAACCATTCCGTCAGCCTCACTATTTTGTCCGAAGATGTCTTGCAGCCAGAGTAGTCTACATTATACTCATAACCATAGAAGTCCAAGAACTTCCGACTATTTCTTTCAAGTCTGGAAAAGCTTTCTTTAACATCAATTCCAAATGTCAAAAGATACTGCTCGTCGGAAGTTCTTATTGGTTCTATGTTTTGACTCAGAAAAGCAACGGAGTCGCACCCGGAGGCGGAAGAAGAACTTTTAATTCTTCTTCCTCCAGACTTGCATGGACGGATTGTCTTGTTCCCTGTTCTACCGCAGTATATAGACCTTGGTAAAAACCCTTTAACAACTCCTGCTTGCTGCATAGCTTCTTCATCCTTTGGTTCCTACAGTCGTCTTGAACTCATATACAGCTTGACCATCCTCAACTTTTGGGCCATGGACATTACTGGTCGTAAGTTCAGGATATGTTCCTGCATAGAAGTTCATAACTTCGTCTGGTGTCATAGACTTGTCCGGATCTGACAATGTTCTGTTGCCGAACTTGAAAACCCTCTTTAATCCTGTTAAATTCAATGCCATAACTTAATCCTCTTCATTTTCGTTATCATCATTTCTATCCACTACTTCTTCCTCTTGGTCGCTGTTACCGGCTAAAGCGATGTCCTTGCCATCAGATTTATCTTCAGCCTCTCCGAAGAGACTTCCTGCACCCATTTTTTCATCAATATCCGCAAGGATAGTATCGATTTCCTTCTTGTCCGAGCAAGAAAGAGCTGCCGCCTTGTCAAGAACCAGTCTGGCATCCTTAAACTTCTTTGCGTCGATATTCTTTTTCGCAAGGGCAAGGAAGTCAGTGTACTGCTTTTTCATCTTTTTCGCCTCGTCTTTTTTCTTATTCTCCATTTCTGTCTTTGCCCGGGCTGCATCGACCTCCTTTTCATAGGTTGAAACATCCGATACGAGGCCAAGAGCCTTGTCTATTGGCTCGAGAGCCTCTGCGAAGCCCATCTCAAAATCTTCAGGAGTTCCGCTCATGACAAGGGGAGCTATGTCTGAGACCGCCTTGTCCTTTATACTGCTTATGTCCGGGAGAATGCTTGCAACAAGCTTTTCTCCACTCTTTTTGATGGTCAATGTGAGTTGCTGACCGTCATGCAGATGTTCTGCAATTGTTTTGAAAAAATCCATAAATCTTAAATATTAATTGGTTACTTAATAATCTCTTGGCAAATCAAATCAAATATTTCTATTTGTGTTTCCAAAGGGCAGTTTCCAAACCCCATACTTGCGTTGGCACCTTTTTGCGTGCAGCGGTCGTCATGCCACCAGACGATTGGAGAATATTTCTTATCAGTAGGTACGTCCACTTTAATAACAGACCTCCATTCCCTATCGAAGTAGAACCGAGGTGATTTCGTATCATCGAATCTAAAGGTTTTTCCTGCGGCAACAGTCCAAAGTTCTGTCATAAGATCTTTACGCATTGCTATGAGCTTGTTCTGAAAGTCTCCATGCGCATGTTCGTAAAGAGTTTTCCTCACTTCAAGATATACATTCGTGATACTTGGCAATGTAAAAATATTCGACGTAAGGTTCACAAAAAAAGTGTTTTCAATATTCGGCATGTTCATTTCGACCTTGGTTACATCTATTGATGTTTCTTTATCCTCAACATGACAAACGACTGAGTTCATCAGTTTAATAGACTGAGCATTATTCTGCGCTAAGAGTTTAGACAGTGCATCTATTGCCTGCTCTTTGTTTTCAAACATTTTCTTCATAATTCAAAAAAGTTAGTTTATAGAAAAGCCATGAAGAATCAACCCCGCGGCTCTGATTTTGGTATTACTTGATAGAAAACTTAACCCCATCTGGCAATTTGGAGTAATCTACTTGATTGATAAAATCAACGAATTCTTCTTGCGTGATCTTTTTGCCATAGTCCTTCCAGTTGAATACAACCTCGTTTGTGTGGTTGTAGTAAATAACATTGTCGGTTGGCAGCCCACTGTCAAGGATATAGAGCATGATGTCACGCTCATTTCTTGCTTGTTGCTCTGTTTTGTTGTACTCCGCAAGGATTTCTTCGCGTCGCGCCTCTGTCTTAGCAATACGCCGTGCCTCGTTGCGTTCAGTGATTGCTTCTTCTGAATAATAGCCGTTTGAGATTTTCGTCTCAATTTCCGCTTTTTCTTCAGCTGAAAGTTCTAATCTAAAATGCTCCTGTTCTGGCGTATATGGGTTCTCCCACTCAACACCTGTTTTTTCCTCCAAAAATCGTATAAACTCATCGGCTTCTTTCTGCCAACGGGCAACAATTCCAAGGTGAAAAAGCATGTATTTGTAATACAAATGGTCTTTCGGGTCTGCGTTCAACCTTTGCAGCTCACCATCGGAAAGGCGCAAGTATTCATTTGCTTCTATCTCTGGGGAGTTGCAAACAAGGTATGCTCCATTCTCCACAGGGTACATAGGAGAACCATCGTGGCTGCATAAATGCAGTGGAATGAATTTCTTGAGTTCAGGGAAGTGCTTTGCGATTAAATCGTGTTGACAACCACCCGAAAACCAAACCCATCTTTCGTTTCCCCGCATCTCGTAAACATCTGCCGTTATCGAGAAGTCGGCGTGCATATTATGGCAGTCATCGTCAAGTGACACATTTGCGCAAATCTTGTACACATGACTTCCTTCGCTATAGAACCTTACAGGGTTCCATCTTAAAACATTACTTTTCATAATACATTTCCTTTCCTGTCTTTTATAACGGAAGCTCAAAGTCTTCCGGGTGATTTATTCTGTTAATAGTTTCTTCAGCAACTTCAAGAATCTCTCTCTTATCTTGGCAAGGCAAGTCCTGCCATGTAAGTTTGTCAGGAATACAGCTTGAAAGAACTATATTCCCTTTCCACAAGTCAACAGAGATGATGAACTGGTTCTCTATGAACGTACCGTCTGCGTCAACCCAGCCTTCGAGTTCGTTATAGGCGTCATCTTTATCCATTCCGTCATAATGATCCCTGTTAATCTCTTTATCTGGACCGACATACACGGCTTTACACAGGTACAGTGGCTCACGGCTTTTCCTTTTGAGGAGTAAAGTTGTAAGGTCATTTTGTATTTGAACTTCGTTCTCCATTGCGATTTCCTTTTCTGTTTTGATTGGTTT